TTATTTAACAAGCATTGAACGAGTATGATATTGAAGATTAAACCGATCTATTACTGTCTTCATCTGACGCTCAATGTTCTTCAACCGTAAATCTTTATCTTTTGATGGGATATTAATAGAATAAATAGCATTACGACGTTTGCGTAACACTTTAAGCTGTGTTTCAGTTACCTTCAGCATTGGAAGTAATCGCAGTTTTTTACCATAACTATCTAAGAAATCTTTACGCTTAGCACCAAACGTTACCTGTAATTCTGCTTTTATCTGCAGTAATTCATCGCGGCGTTCATAGAACTTACTTTGATCAGCATATGGCATTACTCGACCGGATATACGACTTAAAAAAGCAACCTGACTATCTTCGACGTTATCACCGGCTACTTTATCAACTAAGCCGGTAACCTTTACATCAGCAAACCGTAATGCTGCCCCCCCCATGTAACCAACAATATACTGCATGGCATCAGGACTAACATCTAATGCTCCAGATCTATACTCACTACCACCAGAGACTTGATTAAGCCATTTCGCGAGATCTTTATAATGATCTGCGGTACCTCGTTTACTCATTGAACTACTAGGCAGCGGTGTACCAAATGGCATGTTCTCTTTATAAACCTGACCACCAAAGAAATTCTCATTCAATGCAAGCTCAATAAAAGGCTTTCCTATCGTTGGTGATGCATTTTTGAGTATCGTTCCAGATACGGTCTTAGATTCGCTCATGCCAATAGGTGAAAAAGCACTGAGTGTCGCTAATACTAAATTACCTACAGCCTTCATCGGGCTTACACTGTCACTATTAATTGCAGACTCAACATTCGTACCTAAAACAGAAAAGATGTTGTAACCATAAGGCATAGGGATTGACCAATATGACCCATCTTGCTTGCCACCGACTAATGATTTCATAATCACAAAGTTACGCTCTTTAACGTAATCAGGCACTTTGTCATACCAATTCTCACCATCATCATCGTCACCTGCTACATTTCTGTTAGCAAAAGACAAAGCAAATGAACCAGCAACAATACCAACAGCTACCTTCTGTGCCTTGTTCATGTTTTGCCACTTCAACTTACCATCACCATTTAAACTCACCATCGTGCGCACAAAGTTTGCAGAACCTTGAATGGAGGCATTAGCAAACATATACATTGCATTTAAGGTGGTGCCTACTTCACCTCGACGGTTAAAGTTGACAGTCATGTTCTTCGCTAATGATGCTGACTTTTTACGACTAACCCCTGCCTTACGCGCATTCACATAAGCGGATAACCGAACTGCATTTTCAATAGCACCATTGGTATTCTCAATAAAACCAGTGACAGCATCAAAAGCTTTATATGCCTTACCTTTTGTTGAGCCACTTGCCATAGCAACCATACGTTCGATATCTTTCGCTTGGCCATCGACGTCCTTCATGTCAAACCAACCAGTTTTACCTCCATCTTCCATAAACTCATTAAAGTAATTCTGCCATTCACGGCCCTTCGAGCTTTTAGAGATCTTATTATTCAATGAGGCATATACCGCAGGCATCGCATTTTTAATATCGACTATCACTTGCTTAGCAATGTTCTTACCTTTGATCTTACCGTCATCGCGGGTTTGCTCTGCCGATAGATTTAGAAATGCCGTTTGAATATCGCGCGCAAAGTTCCCCACGACAAACTCAGGGTTATAACTGGTATTAACAGAAGCAAGAAATCGATTAAATGTAGCCATAAATCGAATAATGCCATTACTGTTATCAGGCCCGATATTCTTCATCGCTTTCATTAACCGCTGATCATGAAGTTTGATGTAGTAAATCTTGCCATCTTTTTTGGTAGGAAAATAATAATCCGGCATCATAGCCATAGGTATTGGACGATCATCAACCACCTTTTCCTTTTTGCCGGTATCTGGGTTTTTACGCTCAATAATTTGCGAAGATGTATCTGGCTTATCACTAGTAAACACCTCCCAATAATCTACCGACGGGTTATCTTGAACCAACTTAAGCAGCGTATTACCCACTTCATTTTTACGTGCCCGTACAAGTTTCTCTGTTAAATCTAAAATGGCATGACTACTTGGAGATTCAGCTATAGATTTACGCCCCATGGCATTTTTAGCTTCTTTACCACCAATACTAAAACCTTTACCAGTACGTGGTAATGATGACTCATCCTTGGCTATTCCTTTTAAAGGTACGTAGTGTTTGTAATGAGATTGCCAGGTATCAATCACCTCATCGGACTCTAAGCCACTATCACGTAACACATCACGTTGACGCGCTATCATCGCATCCACAATATGTGCTAACTCATCATATTGTTTTTGCTTACCACTACGTCTAATTTCATTCAGTTTACTTTGGGCATCTGCATTCTTCATCCCTGAGCCGCCATCAGGAAACTTAGCGTTAATTGATGCAATGTGATCATTACGTTCTTGGGCATGACGCGCTATCAAATATTCATCAAGCTTTGTCTGGCTAATATCATATTGAGCCATTTTATCGGCCAATGGCTTAACAAACGTCTCTTTCATCAGCCGTAAATCATTTTCAGCCTTCCCATGAAAGAGTTCTTCTGCAAGGTAAGCATCATTATCTTCATTAATACTACCGCCAGCCTCACCAATATTACGTTGTAACTCTTTAAGGACTTGGAACTTATCAGCTAATTTACGCGCTATGGTTGATTTAAGGTTTTCAGATGAAATATCAAAACCACCAGCAGTAACATCAGAAGCAGGGCCATTTATGCGTGTACGTGCTTTTTCTACTGCATCTAGAAATGCTGATGATGGTTGATTATTCTTGGAAGAAGTACGACTAAACTTCGTTCGTGATAAGTGACCATGACCACTATTACTCGGTGGTGAGCTATCAGGGCCCCATTCTTTTACTGACTTAATGCGATCTGTTAGTGTTTGAACAATATTATGTAATTCAGATTTAGTGATATCAGAAGGTGACATTAAGCCGACTTTGCGTAGCGCCCTCGCGATTGCAGCAACTATACGGTCATACCATTGTTGAAACGTATTGCGTTCTTTCTCTGCAACGTGCGCCAGCACCTCTTCAACAAAGTTATTTAAATTATCCCGGCTATAGCTTTTTTCTAACTCAGTAATCATGGCTTTTAAGTGCTTAGAACCTAACCCTGAATATATTGTTTTGAGGATACGGCCATATTCAGTATCACCAACAACCGCTCGCAATCCATGATGCACTAAAATTTCGTGGCGTAGCTTTTGACGAAGATCTTTAGTGTTTGCGATGTTATCCGCTACAACCACAACAGATGCGGTGACTTCATCATAAAACGCATTCACCTTATAATCGTTAAATGACGCACCTAATATCTGCTCAGCTTCTATTTGGGTTTGTACTACCTTAACGGAAACCCCCGCACCGCCGTTGTACTGACGTAACCATGATTTTACGGCCAACTCAGCCTGTTTTAATGGCATACCTTGAGGTTGAATGTTGATATCAGTTATTGCCTGCTGTGAGTACAACATGACACGGCCATCATCAAACTCATGCTCTTCAATGGTATTAAATAGATGGTCAAAAGAAGAACGAATAACATGTGATTCTGACTTATTTGGATAAGGATAGCTGTTCGTTAAACTACTATTTTCTTTCGCATCGCTTTCCCAAGCATCTTCACTAACAATATTGGCAAGAAAGTCATTACGCGCACTTTGATCAGCCAGTTTAGCAATCAGATATGATTCAAAAGACCGAGCACTCATTTCAATTGCCGTTGACCAATAATCTTTACTGCGTGTTTTATCTAATTGTTGTGACCGTTTTGATAAATCCCCTTGATTAATTGCATTCATTACACCTTTAAAAGCATGTCGCATCTGCGCACGCACAAGTAAATCATGACGTTCACGGTATGATGGTGATGTCATCATCGCTTCACTTGGACTACCTTTAGCGTTTGTATCTAATTTACCAAAGTAATTATCTAATGCATGCCACCATTCATGGCCAAGTGATCCTGCGCCTCTTTTTTTAGTTAAGTTAATAACAACTTTACCAGATTCATAATGCGCTTTTGCAGCATCACGACCACCATTCCCTCGCGCACCAAATGCTAATCCTAATTCACCATTTAATGAAATAGCTTTAGGTGAAATACCCAGTACTGCCGTCATATCCATCAAGGCATCATAAGCTTCATTGATCATCGTTTGCCGTTGCTTTTGATCAACCCAATTGCCAAACTCTACCCCACGAAAACCAAATGCTGTTGAAAAATCATCTGCAGTAACATCACCGCCTTGTCGTATATCGTCACCTAAGCGCGATTGGTTTTCATCGTTACGCGATGCCGGTACATTTTTTTCTTTAGCTAACTTTTCAGCTAGTCGTTGATTGTCGTCATTTAATATTCGACGCGCTTCACTCAAAGAATCTAATGGCCCCTCTAAATCAACATGAGTTCGACCGACCTTCTTACCGATAAAATAACCTTTTTCACTGCGCTTAGTATAAATATCAAATGAAACGTCTTTGGGTTGAACCTTATTTTGTTCTATTAATTCAGCATATTGCTGTTTGAATTTATCAATAGCTTGTTTCTGATTATCTCCAAAGGCAATTGTACGAGGCCAATGACGATTACCACCGCCAGATGCACGCTCAACAGTCCAAATAACCTTTGGTGGATTAAATTTTTTACCTTGATATAAGCTGTACTCACCTTGTGTTAAAGATAAGTTGGATAAACTATTTGCATGTCCAACAGCATCATAAAGTGCAGCTCGACCAGCAATTTTATGTCCTTCTCGATTGGTTGATTGCTTGATCATGGCATGGGCTTGTTCTGCTGAAAGTGTTCCATCCATCAGCTTCATACCTACATCTCGTAGGGCATGAACACTTTGAGACCATCGCGCCACCTTATACTGACTACGAGGTTTCACTCTGATGCTATCTCTCATCGATCTAAACAAACTTAAGACTTCAGATGACACTCCTTGGCTTAGCATCGCTTCGTAGTTAGGATGTGGCCATACTTTAGACAGCGGCAATGTTTGAATATCACTTACACTATCGCCTTTGACTGAATCGCTATAAGACTGCCAAAGATCCTTTTTTGCTCCTCCTATTTTTTCGCCTACATCTTGAATATCAGAAGTAGTAGCATCGTTATTTTCAACAACAGACTGCTGCTCTTTCGTATCAGGTACCAAAGTATTGATAGACGTTATTTTTGATTCTGGCTCTCGAGTGTCGACGATATCTTTATTGTCGATTCTATCTCTTGTTGTTTCTGATTCGCTTGGTGAAGTCGTTTCCCTTTCGCTAACCCGTTCTTCAATGCTTGCAGGATCCTTTCTTTCGGTAGTTGATTGAGCGTCTTCCATGCTGGTGAGTTTTTGTCTATCGTCATAATCTAGTTTACCTAAGTGTGAAATTAAATCTGCCGTTGTAATTTTACCCGTCTCATAACGTACTATTAATGCCTCTGTCTCAATTGGGTTAATCGTCGTTGCTTGTCTAATCGCATCATCAAGCACACTTTCAACTGTTTCGTTATAATCACTTTCAGCATCAGCAGAATGGTTTGAGGTTACCCAGCTAGGTAAGCCAAGTTCGTTACTTATTTTTTCAATCTGTTGTTTTCGCTTAGCAACTCTAGCTTCACGCCGACTATCTCGTTCAGCATGACGTGCTTCAATTCCTCCAGCTTCTTCAATACGTCCGGCTTCAATAACATCCATTGCCTCATTGACGATTTCAGCCTGTCGGTCACCTAAACGAGTACCTTGTAATGCCTTACTTATTGCCGTTTGAACCCGCTCAGTACCGTATTCACGTACCAAGTCATGTAAAGCAGAACCTTGGTCGGTTTCCGTAAGCGCGTCAGACTGATGACTAAAATGACGTTCGCTGTTATTCACCTCGCCATCAACTAAATCAAGTACAGCATTAGCATCTAACTTACCGCCATCTCGTGCTCGGTAACTATGCTCATTAAGTACTTCAGCTAACTCATCAAAAGTACGCCCCTTTGTAGCAGGGAAAAGCTTATTATGTTTAAAAGCAGCAGGATCAATACCATCTGCTTGTGCTAACTCTCTGTTCACACCGCCTAATTTGGTGATTGCATCAGAGATTGAATCAACCTGTACATTGATACTTTTACTATTACCTAGTGATGTTGCTTCATCAGCAATAGACACTAATCGACTACGATATTCAGGACGAGTAAAACGACCAGAACCTTTCAATGGTTGTAAAGCTAATGGAATTTTCGCATCACGCCGATTAGCTAGATACTTTAATTGACGTAATTTATTCTTAGGTATTCCTCCCTCAAATTGAGGTTCTCCAACCTGCTTGTCATAAATAGTTGGATCTTGTGTTACTCGTTTATCATGACCATAGATAACGTCAGGCCGTGAATCTGAAACCACTACGTCAGTATTTGTCGTTTCAGGTAAAGGCTCATCAGCACTGATGACTGTTTCATTTTGCTTTACCGGTTGACGTAAATAAGCAGGGATATCTAAATCGTTTTGTGTCTCTGTTTCATTAAATATGCTTGTGGCCAACTCTGGATTTACATCAAGAGTGATATCATTTTCAGGTGCAGACTCAACTTTATTATCAATTTCTACCTCTGGTGCTGTTTCATTAATATTCGTTTCTTGCTGACGATGTTGAGCTGGTATATTTTCAAAATCATTGGGATAAGTGTTTGTAGAATTATCTGGTGCTAAATTATCAGTTGCAGATACATCGATAGCATTAGTATCTATTGGCATTTCAGGTACCGGCTCATCAGATATCGACTCTATTTGAGATTTACCTCGTAAGCCACCAATCGAGCCCATACCTCCACCCATTGCAGCTCCCATCAAACCACCACTCACAGCAGCTTCTGCAACACCTTGATTTGGTTCAATATCCGTACCTTGATATTCATTGGAAACATCGTTACTGACTCGTTGCTGTGTTCCTTCTTGAACAGCCTCCATTGGCGCTTCTCGAAGAATACCTTCCGCAGTTCCACCTAAAGCTCCACGCAAACCACCAGTACTATGTTTAAAACCTTTAAGTACAGCGTTGGCTAAAGGCACATCACCAAGCATTGTTGCTGCAGCACTGGCAGCAACATTACGTGGGTCTGTCATTGTGGCGCGAGATGCCTGGTTACTGACGGTTTCTTTAGCTAAGGCAAACTTCTCACCATCTGACAAATGGGCATATTTAGGATCGCTATCAATCTCAATAAAAGCGTCTTGATAATGATGAGATTTCATTAACTGACTATGTTCAGCATCAATGACACCACGATGTGCATCTACACCTTGAGAGCCTAAATCTGTACTCATTCCAACACCAACAGCAGGCGATTTCATTAACATACTAAGAGCAATAGGTGCCGCTTTAGTCGCTAACGTTGCACTAGCCCCTGAGCGCATCATCGCATTAGTGATATTAGGTAATAATGCCGTTGTCGATGTACCACCAGTAGCGAGGGCACTTGCTAGTGTCGGGATCATGTACCCCATAGATTTGCTGAACTGTAGCCCCCATACAGCAGGATCCGTTGATACTTTCCAATTATCACCTTCTTTCCATGCGGGTGATTCATGTAACGCTGCTTTAGCGTCATCACTTAAACTGTCTTCTACTGTTTTTGCCGCTGAACCGAACGTGTCCTTTATATAGGGTGTTGTTGCCATTGCCGCTCTAACTAATGGTATATTTTGCACCGCAGAGGCAACACTAGACATCATTCCGTCATCAGCGTTTGCTTTATCATTTAAAACTTTCAACGCTTGATCTTGTGTTTCAGAGGCCCCTTCTAATGAACGCAATCCCCCACTAACAAAAGCTTTAGCGCCATCAAATAAACTCACCTCATGGTTTTTAACTTCACGAGGATGAAAATTGGCTAACGAAAAACCTTCAGGAAAATCATATTCACCACCAGTATTCGTCATATCCGTTTGCGCTTGAACCGTTGCTTCAGGATCAATGTCACCACCTAATAATCTTTCGCTCATGTAAACCTCATAAAAATGGCATAAAAAAACCACCGCGCCTTTCGGTGCAGTGGTTTAGGTGTAGTTTTCCATAATGTAATCAGTATGCGCTAAGTTTTGGCTAGTAACGAGATACTGTCATCAATGATGAATTAATTGCAGCTTACTGAGTCCTTTACCAGTAATTAAGGTTGTTACTGATTTTTGTAACCCTTGAGTTAGATGGCTCCAATCACTAATTTTGACATCGAGCAAACCCTGTTTAATTTTTGCTTAATATGGTTCATTACGTCAAGAGATCCAATGTTGCTGGCGTAAAAAAGAAAACAAACGACGTTGATCTGTCCCTAATATTTTAGCTGCTTGAGCAACACTGATAGCATCGTGAGCAGCTTCAACTTTTTCAGCAAAGACTACCTTTGGTGTGTCAGCATCAATGCGTAATTCACGACCTTTATTTTCTAATAGCAAAAAAAACCACCGCGCCTTTCGGTACAGTGGTTATAACATGACCCATCAGAATGATACTAAATAATATACTAATAAAGATTTCCTGCTAATTATAAAATTCCACATCACAGCATATTAACCATTTTATTTATCAATATTTTCTTTTGGCTGTAACGTACTTTCTGGTTGACCTTTATAATAAACAACTTCCTTTCCATAATTAGCTTCTTGACGTTTAAAATGCTCATAGTACTTAAAATCGTGTAAATGAGCGTGAACTATTTCACGTAAAGGTAAAGTAATTAAAAATAGATTTAAATCTATTTCATGATCATTTGATTCGTCACGCAAGTCTCTAATAACATCTTCATATGGTGTTATAGGAACAAGGTTTAATGTATCTTTATCTCTATAACCACTAAATATTGGTAAAACCTGTATATCCTTAAAATGACCGGTATTTACTTCTCGTATATATCCTATATATACTTTCCTATCAGACATAGTAAATAAAATTGGTATACCAAGCTTTAACGAATTAAAAAATAACTTAGTAAATTCAGGACTATCCGAGTCTTCAGAGAAAGATACTATATTATTATAAATCTGATTTTCACGACTCCTGTAGATGAGAACAGGAAGTATTCTGCTAGATATAATTGTTATTATACTTATATCAAATAATGTAATACTTGTTGGATCAGCATCGCTTTTAAAAATATTATTAAGAACAAAATCACCAAGTGAAAAATAAAAACCTGTTAGATCACATAGCTTGCTAAAAATAAAATATAGAAATGTAGATAAACATAATAGAACTAACCCCCAAGCAGATGACATAAGAAATGTATGGTAACCACTACTTCTTTTCAATTTCCATTTATGAGTATGTAATCCATCAAGAAGTAAATATCCTGCGATACAAATAATAAAAGTTACAATTAAAGATGTTGGCTTTGGCACAAATTATCCCTATATAACAAAAAAGGAGTGCAAATAGCACTCCCTTAATCAGACAATTACTTTTATGCAACCTTCATATGCTGTTGCTTATGTGTCTTTCGTGCAGCAGAGGCCTGACATTTAACTTCCTTGCTATTTCGAAATGACTCTAAATCCATTTTTATAACAGAAGAATCTGTCATTTTCGGCTGAATTTCATACCCTTCAAGTTTCTTGTGGGCTTTTGATGCTAATCCGAAAAGCATCTTTATCATATTACCCATTTTATGGCTCCAGCTCATAAATCCCCCTAGATATTGCATTAAGGGACGGCCTAAAATTTCGCCGCATAGTAACAAACGTAATTCCATTTAACAAACTTAATATTGTACAAAATGAACAAAATGTCGAGCTATTTTTATATATAACTTGCTCTTCATCCATCTTTCATAAAATGATTACATTTAAGTTTGCATAATACCTTATGATCTTCAATATTTAGATGCAATATGGTTTTCTATAATGTAATCAACATACAGTAAGTTTTTGCGAGTGTTATTGCACCGCTTGGTAATACCTCATCCGCAATGATTCTGCATCAGTGGCAAACTGTTCTTGTTTTTTATTATTTATTAACGAGGTATACGCTGCATCAAGTACTTCTGGTGTAGCCTTTGATAGATCTTCACCACGTTTAGCTAACGCATCAATAAATGCTAATTTTTGAGTATCTGTTGCCCATGCCTTATAAGCTGGCTGGGAGGCAGAAATTTGAGCATTTGAGTCATTATTACCTTGCTTATTGTAAAGTGCATCAACTTGACCTAATCGTGTTTTTACTTGTTCATCAAGACTCTCTATTTGTTGTTTAAGTTCAGGTGTCATCATGCCACCAGCGCTCTCTAATAATTTAGCTTTCGTCTTTTCACTATTGCTATAAACATCATTCACAGCCTTACGGTATTCTTTTTCAAATTCACGCGATGTTTTACTGTCTTGAGGCTTAAACAACTTATTATAATACTTAGAGGACGAGGCTTTACGTGCCATGTTCATCTGCCCTGTTAAATCCTTCATTGCAGATTCAAGTGGGATCACCATTACACCATCATTTTTATCGGTAGAACGGTTTTTCGTGACAGGTCTAATCCCTCCTGAACTACCATCTTCATAGAAGACTTCCATACCAAGAACTAAACCAGGTTGTTCTCCTTCGCGAGTAGGATCAATATCGGCTTGCTGAGTAACTCGAGCGAGCTTAGTTGAAGCAATGACTTTACCTGACGCATCTTTAGAGCCTACTGAGGCATTCAAATTAGGCCTATAAATAGCGTCTAAATCATCCACTAAACTATCAGCACTCATTTCACCTGAGAGCACCTTAGGCATATTAGTTTCGATATTTTTAAATGATGTTAATAACTGAGGTGTATAACGACGAACATCATATGCGCCATTCTTAACATTAGGATCGTCAAAGATTGCATCGAGTTCACCCGTTTTCTGAAACTTCTGCCATCCTGCATCCAATAACACAGAGTTATCGCTAAGAAATTGCTGACGTTTTAGCTGTGAAGTGCGCGTATTATTGTATTCAATACGAGATTTGTCTGCTGCAGCGCTACGCTTTTCTATTCGATTTTGTCGTGCAAGTTGATCTTTATAACGATGTTCATCTTTTACTTGTGCCGCCTGATAACGTTCTTCATTTGTTGAATCAAGTCGACCCTGTCGTTCAACACTATCAGTATACCGACGTTTATTTTCAGCTCTATCCTCATCAGCTTGACGCAAACTACGTTGTCGATCCTCTTTTCTATCTTGGCGATCATAGCGTCGTTCCATTAAATCAAAACCACGTAACGCTCCATCCATAAAACCGCGAGTGTCTAAGCTCATAACGATACCTTAAAATAACTCACCAATAATAAAACCACCCACAGCCCCAATAGCAGTACCAATACCAGGCATAATTGCGGTACCAATTGCAGCCCCAGAGCCAATCGCGCCCATCGTTTGTGTTCGCTCAGCTGTTTTTAGTTGTTTATTCGTACTTTCTATCTGTTCTTCACGATTGGCAGCATTACGTAAACCAGACATTGCTTGTTTACGCGTATCACTGCCTAAAGATAAAATACTGTATGACATTACATTCCTCCTCCGACATTCATTTTTTGGCGCAACCCCATATTCGCGCCGGATAGAATTGACATTGACTGTTCTTCTCCATGAGCACGAATAGCATTCTTAGTACCTGCTATTCCCAATGCCTGTCTTGCATCACTATTTGAATCTAACTGTGGTGTTACACCAAATCGCGCCATCTTATTGGTATTCGACTGCGTCGCTGCACGTAAAGAATTTTGCATATTGCCATCAACCCGATACAATTGTTCTGATGCCAATTGACCTGTTGATGCCTTTTCCAGTAACTCTTTTTGTTTAGGATAAAAACGCTGCTCCCAGTCGTCATACATCTGACGAGTTAAATTTGCATAGGTGTCTGCTGCAATACCCATCATTTACTCCTTAAGAAAGCATGGTGCCAAAAGGATTCGTTTCATGATCATAAGTAGAACGTGATTTCATCGTCGATATACCATCCATAGTGGAATCTGATGACATGCTACCAACTTCTCGCAAACCTGCAGAGACTCCAGCACCGGCGACAGTACCGATTAATTGATTATTTGCAGATCTGCGGTTAAATGCATTTTGAGCATCAGAAGATGCTTTACGCATACTTGATGTTACAACATCCCCCATACTGGCTAATGACTCTGATTTTTGTCCCACGCCAATAGCAGTAACATCTTGCAGCCCTGCCATATGTTTATCTTGCTCTGCTGTTTGAGCACGATTAACCGTATCGGCTTGCTCTATCGCTTGCTCTGATGACATCTCAGCCATTACTTGTTGATACTTACTGCTACTTGGATCAATACCTGAAGCGGTTAATTGTTGATTGGCTGCGCTACGAGAATCACTGAAATTTTTAGCATAGGCCAAACCGGTATCTTGTTTTGTTTTAGCCATATTCGATGAAGAGTTATAATTATCAACACGTTGAATGAAAGTATCTTCAAAACCTTTTAAATCGTTTTTATAGATATCCCATTGTCGATTAGCAACATCTGCTGCTGATTTTTGTGCTGTTGTCTCTTCTACTTTATTTTTTCCCCCACCACCCATATCAACTCCTTATAATGGTTTGATAAAATGCATAACTCTATCGCCATTAGTTAATTGCCAATCTTGCTGTTCAAGCAAAGGAACTAAGCTTTTCACAACGGTATATAACTCTAATCCTGTTGCGCCGATTTCACGAGACAACTGCTCAATCATATTTTGATAACGTTCAATAGCATTGCCACCCCAGTTAAAGGCGAACATCACATTCACTGTCACTACGCTATTTTCAGACAACGGCTGCAGTACAAAAAAACCATCCTCACCCACAAACAAAAAAGCCCTATCGCTTGATAGGGCTTGATCGATTTCATCTGAAAATTGATGATGGTTACGTTGTTCCGTTGATCTAATAATGAGTAGTAGTTTATCTCGATATACTGACCACGTTTCTTGTTTTATATTCATAGGAAATCTTTAATCATTATCGAACATTACCTAAATTTAAATATTGATTATAATAATCAGGATTAATTGTCGGTATTTCAGGAATATTTACATAATAATCAGTATCTTCAAATGCTGGTGAATATGACTCTTGAGTGTGTAATAACTTTCTTAAGCCTGCAATGGATGATCCCATCATAAAAAAATGTTGCTGAACATTACGAAAAGCAATAAATGAAAATCCTGAATACGTGGTTGGCACTGCAAAATTATAATTATGTGTAGGCACGTTATTATTCGTATTATTTGAAATAAATGATGTGATTTTTAGTGGTGGACGATAGCCTGTGAAAGAAATATCCCCATTATTGTTATAAAGTTCAAATCCCCACTGCCTTTGTGGTAAGTATTTTGCTGGAACAAAAACATAAAAAACAAATGTCTGCCTAACGCCAGATAAGCCACTACGCTTACTAACAATTTTTAATCTATTTTGATGATAAACAGAATAAACATAATTAGCATTTTTCAATCCAACAGGATAGCTCCCAATTTCTGTTGCTGTTGCAAAAACAAGTGGGTCCCAGTGTTCTGGAATATTAAACAATGCCGTAAGCTTCTCATTATGGTCGACTGTAGATGAAATAATCACTCTACCCCAATAATGGTAAGCCATTTCATTACCATAAATAATACGTTGCCCACGCTTATTTGATATTTCAAAACCAAACATTATTATGCTCTACTGGAAAAACAATAAATAAACCCATGCCCAGAGTTGCCCATAGTTGAATAATTCACGTTATAGCCACGAACATAAATCGATGCGATGGTACCGCCGGTATTAATCAATACCACCTTAAGTGCACCATTTACACCATCAACATAAAATGATTTATTTTTTGCCCCTGCAGTAACAGCATACCGTCGAACAAAATTAAAAGGTTGATAATCACTAATAACCTCCCCACCTAAATCATCTTTTACCGATAAACCATAACTCATGACAACCTCCCCAATCGAACTCTTAAACGATCTCCATCCCAGACTTCCAATCTATCGCCAACAATCTGTAATCGGCTTCCTGAACGTGCTGAATACATTTGCAGTTTCTCAGTTTCAATAGTGCCATTTGAATGTATTTTCGTGTAATAACCACCAAATCGTCCACCGGTACCAAATCCTGCCCATCCACCAGTTACTTGTCCGCCATTAATTATCGGTGAATTAATACTAATTCCAGCTTTAACTTCATCAGCTATGATCGTTTGTGCATTCAATATCTGAATCGTGGCTTTCTCAATAAATGCTTTAGGTATAATGACGTTACCTTTATCGATAGCAAAAAGAGGCTGAGTTGAACCACCGTCAACATTAGGGTCAAAGACAATAAACTGACTCGCAGATATTGCAACTTGAGATATACCGTCACTGTCAGCAATAATACCAATGCCAGCCTTAATATCACCCGCTTGCGCTTTAGTACTCCACATGGTTTTATAAGCAGCAGAGCCATCTTTATTGATGGTACTTATTGCAGAACTATTGGACTTAACTCCTGATTTTATTCCCGCAATACTCTTCGTTAACCCTTGAACCAACTCAGACTCTTTCATCTGCTTACCAATATCATCAATAATATCGCTAAGATTAGAACTGGTAGAAACCTTCACTCCATCAACATCATTGTACGGCCCCGCTATATCATTGATGTTAACGAATCGACACCAGTAATAGAATGTAGAACCAGGATTAACAATATCGCCAAAGACTGTGGCAGGCGTGGTCGCAATAAGTACAGATTGCTCTAAATGCGGGGCTGAACCATCAGCATTTGGCGCAGCTCTCCACACTTCAGCGTAAGCGAAGCCATTGAATGTCGGGTTTTCCCACTCCAACATAATGGCACCAAACCCGCCAAAAGCAGCAAAGCCAATTGGTGAGTGAGGTTTATCAACAGGCAAATTAATATCTGGCATTACCACAGGTACAGGTTTAGGAATAGCCGCTCCATTACTATTTCTAGTAATATTGATTAAACCTAAGCTAGCAAGCTCACGCATTGTGATAGCACGATCTAACCCATTCCCACGTTGCCCTGTTAATAATTCGATATTTTCTTGTATTGCAGCACTATCGCGCCCACCACGAAAACCTGATTTACTCTTTGGAGAAACCATTACATTAGCTCCTGCATAGAACTTGCCATCATCAATCGTTCAACTTCAGCACGACCACTGACTTCAATTTGCCACGTTGTTGCACGAATAGCAGGTAGCCTAAAACCGTTATGAGGTATCTCACCTTCGTTTAAAGAATATAACAACTTACCATCACCAAAAATCTTCAAAGACAATTGGTTAACCTTTGTTGATACCACACGCGCACATGACATCAATGAATCCACAGGCAATAGAAAAACTTTACTGCGCCACTGCCCTGACAAGTAGTTATCCCCCCCTTGCCAAAGACGCATTTCACTGCCTTGAACTACCACCAATTGATCTCGTTCTAAGTCTTCATAAGCACAATCCCATCGATTTGATAACTCACGAAAATCTTGAGATACAGGATCAAAGATAAACCCACCACCACTATACAAAGCAATATACATACCTTCTGAAGCCCATGTTTTTATTGTATGAGGTTGCTTTGTTTGCCACTGTCGCCGTGTCATCAATTGATCTGTAATCGTTATTGCGCCATCAGAACCAATGGCAACAAGCCCATCAGGAGATGCATAAATTACCGTTCCATTAACGACAACCATTGATTTATTACTGACGCAGGCTTGTTCACTGTCTATTTTAGTGCCATTAATCGCACTTGGTGTAACACCACTAAAGATATAGGGATACCCTTTAGTCACGACGACTAAACTCGTACCAATAGCAGTAATACCCACTATCTGATGCTCTGTTGTCCCTCTATATTGTTTAGGCCATGCATAAGGTAAAAAAGCTTCTGAGAACATCACTTCATTACCTGCAAAGCCGGCACAGATTCCATTGGCCATAACGCAAAGGCCACGCATATTTTCATCAGGAACATCGTACTGCCACGTTTCTAAAATAGGCGCATTAAGCGTTGCAGTACTATCAATATATTCAGCTTGTGCAATCGGGAGTTCAGCAACAAGCATATACTCAGCGCTGACACTACTCGTCACTGTCCGATATAAACGAGTATGGGTAATATTATGTGTATTAACATTAAGGCGGGCTAACCCGATATAAATAGTAGAACCCGGCTTTTCGACTAATAGCTCAGTACTCGGTTTTGATGGGGCACCTTCTTCACCGAAACGTGTCACAAATGTCTGGATGTAATAACGCGTTTCATCATCAAAAATAGCGGCCTGTCCAGCTTCAGGATCACTGCCAGTTGAACTATCTATACGATTTATTACAGGTGCAGAGCTTGGTATTGGTACACCTAAATTATAACTTGCGGCCGGACTAACGACACCAATTGCTATATCTTGAGCTGTCACTTTAGGTTTGTTTTCTCCCGTAAAGTACACACGCTGCCATTCATCTTGTGCCATTGGGTTATGAATAGCTTCAATGGGCTTATCCCATAGAAACCAGTGTTCGTCGGTATATTTAAATATTGTTTTTGCAGATAGTGGTAAAGAAGCCACCACTGCGTCATTACATAGTGGGCGAATAATGCCATTTTCAAAGCAACAATCTTTAGCAATAACTGCCGCTTCATTAGGTAATAGGTGAGGTTTTAATCGTGGTATTTCACCACGCATGAGAGGAATAGTAATTAGCATCGACTACTCGCTTATTAAATCATTGATGATGATTAAGATCAGTCAATATCATCTTGCGTATAAGTGTATTGATAGATTCGCCCCTTCTGACTTGATGAAGGCGGATAGGTTAATGTTTTACGACTTAAATTAGCTTTAATGTAACTACCATTAGAGGCATTAAACTTAAATATCAATTGGTTAGCATAAGGATTTACGACAAAAAGATAAACATCAAACCAATCTCTCGCAATATTATGTGTGTATACTTTGGTGAAGAAACGTTCATTGTGTGAAGTATGGCTATATACAACACAGGTAACGCCCGCAGGGTTACCATTACCTGAGCGAATAATGATTCGATTATGATCACATTGATGATATGAATTAACATAAAACCCTGAACCACCAATAATTTCTATCTCTGCTGTAGAACCATTTTGAGGGATGTAAACCGTTGCAATTCTTACGTACTTATTGATATTCCCATCTATAGAGATTGGTAGCGATTTTAAAAATTCATACGTCATCGCACCGGCAAATATGTTTTTATATTTGTACATCATTCCATCATTATCATATCCATCGTTATGGTTGATCTTTGGAATTGGATGAGTATGACCACCGCCTGATTTAGCATAAAGTTGGATTTCTGATGTTACATTACCATCATTATCTAGCCCCTCAATCGTCACCTTACCGCTAAATTGAGGTGACTCATTTGACCCAACACTGTCTATATCTTGTGCGCGAATGTAACGTGCATCAGATTCTTCTTTTGAATATGTCTCTAACCATTGCCTAATAGCACCCTGATTAGAACAAAAACGAATGTAGCTATCAGCGACATTATCGATACGAAAAGCTAATGCGCCTGAAAATTCCGACTGATTGGTAAAACCCGAAGAAAATAAACGCGCTTGAATATCACCATTATTGTCTCGCACTGGCACACTGTTCGCATTTACTTCAACGGTATGTACTGTGTTTGGTACATGCTCTAAATCTACATCTGCCTTACTTAGCAGTACCACGCCACGCTTACCATTGATAGAAGTAACACTTTCCGTATTATCAATTTTATAATAGGCATCCATACTCGCTGAATAGACCAACGAGTCATCGATACCATATTCAATACCATTGACTGTTCCAGCCACTGTCACTTTCCAAAAACACGCCCTTTTTTCACCGTTAATATCGATTAAAGGTGATGGTGCAATGCCACTTGATAAATCAATACTACCTTGCTCTAACATGGCTCCCGATAAACTTGCAGCCGCAAGCTCTGCGCGTCTAGCCGCTTCAACTGCTGTTTCTTTTGCTGTTAATGTTTGAGATAACCCTAATGAAACACTGACAGCTTTTTCTGTCGATACATTCGATTTATCTAAAGCAATCGCTGCGCTTGATTGTGCTGAGTGCTCACTGGCTTCTGCCTTACTGGCACTGGCTAATGTATTCGCAGCTTGTTGCTTAGCAATATTTACCTGCTGTATTGCGACATTCGCTTTTTGAGTTGCAACAGTTGCACTCTCACCAGCAGCCACTGCGCTATGTTGTGCTAACTGGATATGACGAGCGGATATATCAACTTGCTCTTGGATTTGCTGTTGTGAATGTTCCACATCAGCACCATGCTCTAAAACTTGTTGTTTTGTCACTAATGAATCGTTTGCAGATTGCTGAGCAGATTCTTTCGCTGTTTGTGATAACTGAGCAGATGATTGTGCCCGCTCAGCTTCTTGATGAGATCTATTAGCTTGATTTTTTGCTTCATTAACAATATCAATACGCATTACCGCTTTCGCTCGTCCAACTTCTTGAGCAGCCTGTAATGCACTGATTAACGCGTTATCTTCACTTTGTTTAGCCGCTAATTGGGATTGCTTTGATGCTTGTTGATTACGATTAGCATTAATAACGTGAGTATCGATTTGTGCTTCAATCTGGACAATATCATTAAGTTTTTCATTAAAAAAAACACGGAACGACTCAAACTGCTTTAGTACTTCTTGAGACTGGCGAACGCTTTTTAGTGTTTCATCTCTATATTGTTTTGCCAGCTGCATAAAATTAAAGGTTTGTTGGCTTTTAGCTGCAGTACTTCTTTCACTTAATACCGCCATATCTGCTGCAGCTTTTGCTTTTTTTAAAGAGGATGTGGCGCTATCACTAAAACTTTCAGCCTTATTTCTTAACACTAATACTTGCTGCTGAATGCCATAGATATCACTTTGGATAATACGAGCAGCATCATATAACCCAAGTGTGTCTGCTTTGACTTGTTGTGAGCTACTCAAGGCTTGATTGATTTGCGTAATGCTATCAGTAACAGATTGCACTAAAACATCAATTTGTTGAGCCTTTACCTCAACCTCAGTTACCTTATTATCAATGTTTATTGTAAGCGCATGAGTAAGCTCAATATTTCGTTCAATATCACGCGCTGATAACATTGCTTGATTTGCAGCATCTATTGTTTGTTGTACCAGCTTTGGCAATACCGGTACCGTAATACCCACAAGACTATTTAATGAGCCATCGGGGGTTTTATCTGTAACAACCGTTTCACCTAAATATTCAACGTCGCTTTGTTTACTTGGCTGTACATATAACGAGTATGTGCCTGGTAATAATTCAAACTGATAATAACCTCGACTATCTGCTTTTATATATACAGTAGAACCAATGAATACTGAGTTCGTCGTACTGGTTGCAACTATTTGTAATAACCCATTCGCGATAGGTCTGTTTGCTAAATCACGAAGAATGCCAAAGACAATCATGCGCTACTCCATCGCTGCTTGTTTTAATGCTTGCTGCTTCACCCGATCCGTTGTGGCTTTCCCTTTTAGAGCTGCATTAAATACTTGGTAGTGTGTAGCCGCTTTCTGCGCTTCACTCGCATTTTCAGCATCTTTACTAAAAGCCCGATACAACATGAAATCAAGCAACATACCACTATAGGTAATTGCCATACGAAGCTCACCACCTTCAGTTGCTGTTAACAGCTGACTATATTGAACATCAATAACCGTTGCTTTATCAGGTGTTGGATATAACCAAAACCATGTCAGTTCATCAGCAGCTTTAGTCCAACATTTTGGCTGACCTTGGCTTGTTCGCCAATCAGGATAAAAACGGTTTAACGTTTCCATCGGCGTGAACTGCCCTCGTACTGCGCCAATTTGCTCAACAGATAACAACATATGCGCATCATCAGGCAACGCAACAGGATTACCTCTTGCTTCAATATTAGCTCGAGCAACTACAGCACTTGGCTTATAGGTGATCACTGCATTCAAAGCTTCATTAAGGTAATAAAGTAATTCTAGCTTTTGCCAACGAACAAACAACGGATCAACCAATGCTGTCGCTGCCTGTGTTAATAATGTATCGACTGAAATCATTAGAAGAACTCCCGACGACAAGCTGAATCACTAAGTTCAAGGGCTGGCGTATGATCTATTGCATAGCGGTAAGCTTGACGGATAGCGGAGATAAACTCTCGTTGATTGTATTGTGCTAAATCAGGATTGAACCAAGATGTTGTTGGCTGTAATTGCAGAAGATTCGCAGCACCGGCACAGATACCGTCTACATAATCATGAAGTAATACTTCTGGTAGCTGATCTGCATTGATAACTGGCTCGGCCATTGCGGTGATCACTACATCACTAAAATTAGCCTTAAATGTAATATCATCTCGACTGACCACGACAAAATCATATCCCACCTTTAAGGGCTGAGATTTGCTTGTAACGTTAACGATACCTGCACCTTTTAATTGCACCTTTCCTTTGATACCAACGTGATGGCTAATCATCGATACAGACTGACGTTCAAATACGTCATCAAACTGACGAGTTTTAACCAGTATTTTGCTTTCACGGCAAAACCGTTGTGCTGCTTTAACAATGGCTATTTCCATTAATCCGGGTACAGGCACATCAATTAACATACGTAATGTGGGCACAAAATCAGACACAGGCACCATTGGTTTATCCTCGAATAGCGTTACGAACACGCAAGCGGAAATCATCAACAGACTCTTGTGCATCTTTTGCATCAACAGCAAGATCATGCGCTTCAATCAGCGTGGCCAGTTTAACTGACGTCATCTTTGATAAATCAATAGATTGCCCAGCCAGTTCAACCACCATGCTATTAGCATAAGCTTCCGCTGCTAGTTGTGCCTGATGCTCACGTTCTTGTTGTGCTTTATCATCTGCTTCTATCTTTAGCTCAGTCTGAATCAACTCAACCTGCTCTTCTCGTACCCATACTTTTGGGTATTGCAGCAGCATGTAAGCAATATCAGCTTCTACCTCTACTGGCTTATTTTGAGGGAATATTAATAAAGAGCTGGTGATCGTGTCTTTCTTAAATGGCTTATCGCCAATATAGGCAATGCTAATCTTTGACATGGTTATCCCCATAAAAAAAGCGCCCATAATGAGCGCTCAATATCGTTTGATTTATCGTTTAATTAATACTTAAAAACCAACAGATACATATTCAGGCATAATAGCGACAGAACCCGTTGCTACTGCGCCCTTAATAACCACCGTTAGAATATTTTTTTCAATGAGATAAATGGGCTGAACCGGAATAACAATCGATCCTTTAGCTGCAACATTCACCGCAGAAACAATGATGTCATCATTCAATTTAATATCCAATGTTACACCAGCACCTAAACCTAATTCAGTTGCCACTCGAACACCGACAACTTCTAAGCCAATCGGTAATTCAAGCGTTTCAATTTCGGTACCAACGACAGCCGCTTTTACGTCAATCTTACCAAAAGCAATACTCAAATTACCGGCAGCGCCTGTATATACAGTATCTCGCATGGTTTGTGCGATGATTTTAGCCATAACAAATCTCTCTTGTGGTGAATGAATTACAGCGTGACAGCTGTATCGAGTGCTATAACGCCATGGTCATTGATACGCCCGTTTTTATCAGCAAAGCGGATCTTTTTAAGACCATTCATCCATGCGATAGAAATTTCCGTACTGTTATCGTGATCCACTTTTTTCTCTGTATATTTAAATTGATTACCGCTTGAGGTTGAACCCCATGCATTAGCCAATGCCTGACCACCTAAAAGAATGGCACGATCAATCGTGGTCTTTGCTTCAACTTGTTTAACCGTTGCAGCATTATCATTATTAGACACCTTCACGGCAGAACCCTGGTTGAAACGAATTGGCATACCTTTGTATTTACGTACTAAGATATTGCCGCGCATTGCACATTCACCCGCAAAAACGGGATGACGGAAATTACGACCACGATTAAGCGCTGATGCTGTTAACTGTTGCCAGTCCTTATAACTCGATGTTTTCTGCCATGTTGCCCACTGACGAGGCGTTACCTCGAGTAAATAGAAAGGCTCATCACCCGCTAATTCATCCGCACCGAAACGAATCGGCTGTAAAGGATGTGCCATTTCTTCTAGGTAAAGGCTGAGATTATCCACAGCATCCATGTTGAAAATGTCTGCAGAATCGAGACCTTCAAAAGATGTCGCATCACCTCCAAAGAAATGACGATCATAGGTTGGCGGCAAAATATCATTAACTAAAATATCACTGTATTCATTGTGACCTTCAAGCGGAACAATAATATCATCATCAAAGTAATCACCACGCGCACCGGCTAAATGAATAGTAGCTGCCTGATCTTGCAAGTCATTAAAATAAGGACCGAGCAAAGTGCGCCCTGCTTTACGAATCTGATGCGTTGTTCGTTGCTGGCTCATCTTGCCACCAGCATCAACCATATGACGGCCTTGATTGATTTTCAGTTCAAAGCTTGAAAACTCAAGGTTCTCACCACGACCTTCTAACTTCTTATCTCCCATAGTTGGACGCTTAGAAAGCTTATGGACGATCTGCATATCAACAGATTCACCCGCTTGTTTAGTTAAGTCTGAGATACGTACAATCGGTGCATGTGCCGACGTTTGTGTATTGCCTTTCTTATCGCCCATGGCTTGCTTTGGCGCTTCTTCCGTCAGCATATTCACAAAGCTGCGATTTCGGTTAGCGGCAGTAAATAGCGCAACTTCTTGTAAATGTTTCGCCTGCGCTGGCGTAATAGTTGTCATAGCAACTCCTAGAAACAGAAAAACCCGCACAAAGGCGGGTTTAAGTATGTAATGAACTGATGGTTAATAATCAGCTTGATCTAAGAGCGCATCAATTTGATCAGGTGTCATTGTCGACATCAAGTTTTGCAACTCAGCATTGTTCATATTAACTGCCTGTTGCAACACCGTTCCCTGATGTTGATTGGATGCGCCTACAAGTGACGGACTCTCGGGTAAAGATTCCGCTGCGGCTTTCTCTTTTTGTTCTGCCACCTCACGAACTTGTGTATCAACTACTGGCTCAATGACAGGTTCAATTACTGGCACTGATTCAGGAGTAGATAATGTTTCTCCAAAGGCTGCTTTCGTTCTACGAACTACCTCTTCAAAACGTTCACGCTGTGGCTTTTCTGACCACGTTGGATCTGTTAATAAACGATCATCAATATCGAGCGCAAGAGCCCATTTATCACCTTTCTCATCCATCCAACCATTCAAATCAGTATTGGATTTAATATCATCTAATACAGGATTACTGGTTGATACATCAGTAACTGGTGCTGTGTTAGCAGTAACGGCATCAATCTTTGCCATCAGGCTTGTAATGAATGGTGCTAACTCAGGATAGTTCTCGCGTAAATCATCGATTTGTTTATCGTTGACGGTTAAATTTTCAGGTAGGTCATCAAGATCAACACCCAACTTCTGTAATTGCTTATCGCGCAATTCAAGTAAACGACTTTGCTGATCATACTCTGGCTGCTTCTGCTTCATGTCGGCAATCTGTTGACGCAAACGTTCAGACTCTCGGCGCTCAGCCTCCAGCACATCGTATGGGATCGTATGTTCACCGTCTTTGGCGACAATTACTTTCTTCTCGGGCCGTTCTTCACTCTGCTCAACAATCACATCATCCGTAGTTGGCGGGACTACGTTCGTATCGCCTTCTGATGGTAGAATCGCTGGTTCAGTTGATGCTACTTCAGCAATAATGGGGTCTGGTACTGCTGGTAATGGTTCGTCAACCACTTCGGCATCATCAAGACTATCCAATATTGCTTCTAGTTCATCGAGTGTTTCATTACCTGTAATTTCAATCGTCATAGGTTAACTTCTCCGGTTGTAGACGTATCGCTGTCTGTGCGGATAAAGGCTTTAAAGCAAAACCCTTATCCCCAAAAGCAGGCATAAAAAAAAGCCAAATCCCTTTCGGGTGCGGCTTTAGATGATGGAATCAGAGTATATTAGATTCAGGTAGAGTCAAGACGTACAAGCCCAAAAGAGCAAGACCTATTTATATGCAATTGCAACGGTTATAATATGCAAAAAATTCACATGGAATGAATAATATGAATTGGGATCTTACCCTCAGAATAGCATCAGCACTTGTTGGTATAATAAGTTTAATTAAAATATTTCACGATTTATTCACATCAAAGAAGACTTCACTACAAAATGAATATAATTTTGTAAAAATCTTTTTAAACGATCTAACTGATGCTGAAAATAATAATAAACCATTACACCCTTTTGCTCTCGAAAAGGGATATCAAGCACTAGCAGGAACTGATGCTGTAAGTAGTAGTGAAGTTAAATATATACTTACATTAAAGGATTCTGCTCAGTGTCTTCGCGATTTTATTTTTGCAAAGTATTTATTTGAGCGCTTAAATACTGACGGCGATTTTAAGATTAAATTCAGAAAAAAATACAGCAAACTTTGGGTTAGAAACCTAAATAAAACATACTATATTTTAGGATATGTAATATTAGCATTTATATCAATATCCCCTTTAGTCTTTATGAGTTTTTTAAATCAAACATTAAGCCAAATGTCTACACAACTGATGATTACTTTACCTATTTTCGGCTTCTTATCCTATATTAGCTTAAATAATTGGGGGAAATTTATTAGAGGTGAACATTTATATCAAAACCAAAAAGAATATCAAAAAACAAAGATAATAACTGATAAGTATAGTCATTAAATTAAAACTATGATGTATAATTTTATACATCATAGTTACTTATCATAATTGAATAGCATCAATCTGCTGTTGAAGATTAGCCAACATATCCTGCTTAACTTGCTCAACCTCGCCACTTACTTTTTCCATTTCAGTTAAAATCTTACCTGTTTCAGCTTGAGTCTTCGCATTGGTATAACGCTGGCTATCTGCAACCACACTCTCTTTATTAGCAAGAGCTGCCGTTCGTTGAGCTTCAGCTTCAAGCTTGCCAACTTTAGCAGCAAGCTCTCGCATCATTAGGGCTTGTTGTTCTTGTTGCTGCTGTGCTTGTGCTTCTGCTGCTTGTTGTTCTTCTGGCGTCATATCTTTAGCATCTTTACCCACACCTAATGCACCACGAACACGATCCATAAATTCAGCTTTATTTGGTACATCACTTAATTCAAGTACTAGATCAATCACTGCACTTTGTACTTCCGGTGGTAATTGTGCAGTCATTTGCATCATACGTTCAGCAAGTTGAGATTTATAAGCCGATGTTTGTTGAACGGGTGCTAAAGCAATGTGAGAGCGTAACCGAGAAATATCATTATTCATGCCATCTGGTGTTTCTTCATTGATAACAACAGCTTTGCGTTTCATCTTGTCATCACGATTAACCACAACCTTCTTATTACGCTTACTCTTTAGGTCTTCAATAACATAGCCAAGAATGAGCTCTCCCACTAACTGACATGAGAATCGATAATTGTCATTAATTTCAGCAAGTGTTGTTGCGCCTTGTTCAACGATATTAGCAATGGCAATACCACTTTTAGCACCATCATCTTGACCAAGAAAAGATGGTGATACCCCCATAACATCTTGTATATGGCGCATAGAATCTTGCATTACTGAGAACTGTTGGCTTGAGACTTCCGTATCTCGATTGATTTGGAACACTTCTGCCATTGTCTTTTGATTACGTCTGTTTGGATTAAGCTTTACCACACCACGCTTATCTATCTCTTCAATGACCTTTTGAGTACTCATGTTAGTCGCATCTTCATCCATGATAATCAACGGCGACTGTAATAACTGCGTGAGTTTACTGCGACGGAAATTCACTTCATCTTGTGCACTGATTGATGAAGCAACAATGCCATAAGGTTCACCAGATGAGGCTTTACGGTATCCAAAGAAAGGAATCAGTGGCCACATGCCTTGTGGTGCTGAGCATTCTTTATCCCCTAAATGATGTGGTCCTGCATACCAACTCTCACTGATACGACTAATCTGTGCCATACGAAGCTGAACTTTCCCCATTCCAACTGCAGTGGCATGAGCAACATTACTCGATTGATACTCAATAACTCGACCATCAGAGAGCTCAATCACGGGTTTACGCTCAAAGCTACGGTAATAAATCACCTGCAGTCGAATACGTTTACGGTTTTGGCTTAACCATTCAGACTCACTGCGAGTCCAAGCACTGTATTCTTTGTAGCCACTTTGCAGCTGAGGGTCTAAACCTGCGATATGATCGACATCGACAAAGTTATTCCATGAATTTACCGCCTGCTCAATAATGATACGCTTATTCGGCACCATAGTTATCAGCTCATCCATATCAATCCAGCGATAACGCATTAACCATCGCGCATCTGATAAGTCATGTTGCTTTGCTAACCAATCCCAGTAGACCTCATCACGTGGCACATTTTGGATTTTATACTTAGCACCAAAAGGGTCCGGGTTACGAAAGCACTCAACCCAACCAATACCCGCTTTGAGTTGTGAAGCATAAGCATCTGAACGTGCTTTATCTAATCGACCAAGACGACAAGCATCAGCAAACTCAGCATTCAATGCTTCAGCTAACTCTTCCATTTCATCATCGGGATCATCAGCCATGACCAACAAATCAGTACGCGTCTTTGCTTCCATACCAAGAACAGAATTAACTGCAGGCTTTATTAAGTTTTGAACAGTTATTGGTTGACCTCGTTCTTTCAACGTTTTTAATACTTCAGCCTCGAGTTGATCATCATCGTAATAAGCATCAGCTTTGTTTGCAGCAGAGCGCCAATCTGGTTGGCCATCAATGTCAGACATGATGTCGAGCAATTTACTTTGGTCTACTTTCATTAATAGGTCATCCAGTGTTTATCTTTGGCTGGCTGGTTATCATCAGATTTAACACGCTTAGGCATTCGAGCTCGCATTTCTTGGGCAATGGCATAGCTAATCAGTTGATCGTCATAACAGCCCACTTGAGCATTCATTGCACCTTTGCTGTCATACACGTAAGCATTAAGCTCAGAGATAGTGCCTATCCAACGAATACCACTTGTTTGAGTGCGTAACAGTTCTTTTAAACCCTCAATGATGATGGGTTTAGATTGTTTTGTTGTTAACCAACCTAATTTGGGGGTGTCGTTATCGTTATCACGGTCAAGGTATTGCTCTTGATAGATACGACGAACAGGATAGATATCGCGGAATTTTTGTAAGAACGCGTGGCCATGGTTGTTTCGCTCTGGTCCAACAAAGGCGGTGTTATACATATGGCCAACATGACGCACGAGTGATGCAAACATCTCAACATCTAAATGACCAAACCAATGCGCGACTTGTTCACCTGTGCTTTTTTTGACGACATCAAATGAACTTCTATCGTTATGCTCAAGACCTTCAGCAATATCAACGCCTATCGCATACTCTTCATCAGTATCAGGTAACTCCCACACAAGCAGCATATTAAGTAAATTACGCTGCAGCTTCTCATTATCAACCTCACGCATTGATTGAGCTTTTGTCTTGATACCACTTACAGGCTCGATGTCGTAAATGATAAGTGGCTTTATGGTATGAGCTTCTGCATTCATCACGCGAATAGCATCAAACACACGACGACCAGAGGTTAAGAAAGCTTCTTGTGGCGTTGAGGGAAACTCTTGCTTAATTTCCTCGCCCTGACTTTGTTCTTTATTGATGTACCATTGTTTTTGCTCATCAGTTAACGTGACCTTCATGGCTGACTCAACAGCTGCAAAGTATTCTTGATGGTATTTACTGAGCTGTAATCCAGACTGAGGAAGAGGCTCTGAGTATTTAGGATCTTGAAACCACGCAAAGAAATGAAACTTATAATCTTGTAAGCCCAACGTCGAGCCTGAATTATATAAATCCAATGCTCTCATGCTCATTGAGTAAAAATCACCACCAACACCTTCGGCTGTAGATTCGATGAAACAAATGGCCTTTTGGTGGATAGCATTTAAGGTACCAGTCTTAACCTCTTTGGCTTTTTGTGGATACTTAGCACAAATCTTTCCATGCTCTGAAATGTGAAGTCGTTGCACTGTCCCTGAACGGAATGACGTTGCACACTGAATACTTGAACCACTTTCAAAGAGAATAAAGCCACCGCTTGCACCAGAGCGACGCGCTTTAATCGGAAATTCGGCTTTAAGCCACTCAGGAAGATTATCAAATGGTACTTCTATCTTGGTACGGAAAATCTCACCTGCAGCACCTTGGTCTTGAGCGATGATGCCGCACTTAATGTTCTTATTAAATAACGCTTCATCTAGCAGATAAATATCAATGGCAGTAGAGAAACCAAGCTGACGCGCTTTAAGAATGATATTCTTATGTGCCATTAACTTGAACAGTAGAGCTTGAGCCGGTCGCAACGTAAACGTGACTAAGTCACCATCCTCATTTTCAACTTTGTAAAGGTTGTTCAGTCGCCACCATTTATTGCCAACGCGAGCTTGGATGTAGTCGATTTGCTCTTGTTCGGTCATGATATCAAGCCATCAGAGCCTGTCTCTTGTAGTTCAGCAATCATTGCAGATATTGGTGTGATTGAGCCTTTACCCTCTTTAGACAATTTATCAGCTTCCAATTTTAGCTTGGTTGTTGCAGCTTCTATTCGATCCGTATCTTTCATGATTTTCTGCTCATTAACGGTATCAATACGAATGGATGAAAGAGTTTTAGTGATAGATTCAATACGAACTACATTTCTATCGAGTGCTTGTTCTGTCGAGGTAATCGCGTTGTAGAGCTCAATGCGTTGATCAACAGAATCTGCATTGGCCATATCAGCACGAATCTTCTTCATCGTATCGATACAGTTCAAAGCACGAGCACGACACAGTTTTAACTCTTCCTCGAGGGACATTTGAGCCGCTTCATCGAATAACGATTGGTCATCAAATCGTGCTGAATAACCACCATGTTTGCGCGCATGTTGATTGCCAACTTCAAAACTTTGAGAGGGATGTGGATTACCAGGCTTACCATTTTTAAACTTATTGGCGCTGGATTTTCCTTTGTGTTTCGCTTTATTCGTAGGTTCAGGCTTAGAATTAGTTCGTTTTTTTACTGATTCACTCTCTCCCTCTATATTTTCAACTTTGCGCACTTTCTTTGATTGCGCAGTTTCAGGTTGCGCATTGCGCACATTATTAGATTGCGCAGTCTTATTTTGCGCAGTCTTATTTTGCGCAGTGCGCATTTTGATATAGCGACGTGCAGATTGATAATTAAGCCCTCGTTGATTACACCATTCTTTAGCTGTAATCCCTGTCTTATCGTTATCAGCTAAGAACTGCAGTTGTAGTTGCTTCCAATCATTGGCCATATAGTTATCTACTTACTTGCTAACTCTTGGCTTAACTCCCCCTCTACTACCCAATCACCGACTTTGACCTCATGGGTTGTAGCTATATCTATTACAGCGCCATTAGCTAACATGACGCACACGACGTTGCCGCATTTATCGATGATCTCAATAATGCGTCCGGTTTCATTTTCTATCGTCATAAGGCACTCGAGATATAATTGGAGGGAACATTATCAATGGCACTCGTAAGGACCATTTGTAATGTCTATTCGTCTTTAAGCTTTCGCCACTTAAGGTAGTCATCGACATATTGCGCACATTCTCGCAGTGCAGACTTTAACTTGAGTGTATCGATGGGTAATTCAGCGGGTGTTGTTGCTGTCAATGTGGGCTTGTAGCATGGAACAACTAACCCTATTGGTGGTAAGACATACAGTGTTTCTGTTTTAGTGATGACTCTAGTAGGACTGGTGCAACCGCTTAATAACAGACTTAGGATAGCGAGTATCAAAACAGGTATTGGTTGATAGTGCTTTCTTGAGTGTTTGGATATCGGCGCTGAGCTTTGCTTTATCACGGTGTAGGCTCTCCGTTCTTGCGCTTAACAGACCTGATAATGTTTTGCGCTCTTGGACTAACTGCGCAATTTGCTTTGATTGGCTATCCTTGATGGATTCAACAGTGCTTAACTGCAGTGATAATGTGGCCACTTCCTGTTTTGCACCCTCAGCGGAGGCAATAAGTAGTTTGATTTTAAATACCATGCCGGCGCAAATAGCGATAAGGACCACAATCATTGCTGTCTTTACTCTATTGAGTAGCATTCATGACCTCCACGATTTCCTTATCTAATGGCATTTGGCCTATTTGTATTAACGCCTCATTGATCTTGATCGTTCCCATGCACAGCTGCTGCACCACATTGCGCCTTTTCACTATCCCATAGCAGTGATTGCTACGAATAGCGCAATCCTTACCTGCCACAAATCGCCACTTCATAATTTCATGACAAGCCGGTGGATAATCCGCATTCAATAGATATCGATACATTGTTGAGCGCTTAAAGGCACTGGTACCAATGTTGTAGGCTAAATCGAGAGAAGCTAAGTGGACATTAGGCGGCAATTGTTGGGGGATATCTTCTAATGGTGTGTTGTGTTTATTTAGTGATGACGCGAGCATTGCATCACATTGTTCTTTGGTGAACGTGTCTCCTTGTTTAATATTTAATGTTTCGCCATAACACGCCGTCCAGACACCACCCACATCTTGATATGATATTTGGCGGTACCCTTCAAACGCCCCCGTAACCGCAATAGCTCCCGCTAATAACGCGCCAGTGAGTTTATTAAAACGCATTTTTGTGTCGTCTTTCTAATTTGATGCGATAGGCTGTGACAACAATACCCACAATAGATAATCCAATACCTACAACAGTAATGATATCGCTGCCATACCATGTAAAGTGACCAGTAAGAATCTGCTCAAAGCTGCTGTTTAGCATCGACTGTGCATTTTCTACTGATTTAGTTGCACCAATCCCTACGCCAACACCTGTTCCGGCAGTGATTGCGAGCGTTGCTCTATCAAGCATGTCATTTTCTCCAGGCATAAAAAAACCCCGACGAAAGGTCGAGGTTTAGCATGATTGGTATAGATTACCTTAGTTTACGGTCTGGTCAAGACAGGTAGCTTTACGTATCTTTTCAAAAAAGCACTAGTTGACAAAAATCAAAAACACCGAAAAAATTTAGTTGACAAAAATTCAAATTAGCGAAGAATAGAGCTATCACTTTCTTAAATAGGTAATATTGAATGTCAGAACTGAATATTGAACAACCATGGAATCTAGAGCCATCTTTTAACAAAGCTGACATCGATATTGTAATGAAAAAGCTTACGGAAATGAGCTACGCCCTTAAAGAGAGTATCAATAAAGATTATGATTGGGCATGGACATTAGGAACAAAAAAATACGGATGGGCAGTTCAGTGTATTGAGCAAATGAATTTCAGTAGAGAGCACTCTTTTTTAGGTATTACAAGAAAAGGATTGGGCCAATTTTTTACATTAAATGGGGTATCCGTATCTCTTGTTACTGATAATTTATCTAATCGACAAAAAACACATCGTTACACCTCCTCTGTTATTGAAGATGCCCAACTTGATCTATTTAAAGAAGGGACAGAAATTAGTCCCCAAATTATTTGGCGACTAGTATTAGATATATCTTTACCACATCAGGATGAATCTGAAATTATTTTTCAACCAATTATAGCGTTAATTGGACTGAAAAATGATCAAGTCGTTAGTTCGTATACATACAATGAAGTGTTTGTACCGAAAGTAATTCAACAAATTAAACCAGCAGTACATTTACTGCCTAAAGAATCACAACAAAAACCTCTTAAGCTCCAACGCAGAAAGCACAAAACAGAAATCAGTGAAAAACAGGTTAATGAGTAATGAATCTTTTCAACTTTAACAATGAAAATGAATACTTTAGAGGAGATAAGCTCCGAATAGCTAGGATGGCCAAAATGCTTTCCATGGAAGAATTAGCTACTCGTATAGGAAAAACTAGACAATTTATCTGTAAACTAGAAAAAGGCTACGAACCTAGCCAAGAAGTACTTGAGTCTTTATGTGGCGCGCTTGATATTACAAAACGATTTTTGTATAGCGAAAGAGATTCTCATATTGAAACAGAAAAATGTCATTTCCGTAGTTTAAAAACAAGAACAAAAACTGTAACTTTAAGTGTTAAATACCGAGTCGAAATACTTAGTTCTGTTATAAAAAAACTAGAACAAGAAGTAGAGTTGCCTGAAATTGACTTACCTGATGTATCAGGCTTCGATCTATCCAGTTTCTCCGATATTGAACGTCTAAGTGAGTCAGTAAGAGATTATTGGGATATAGGATTAGGACCTATATCCAATATTGCTGAGCTACTAGAGAATTTAGGTATTATTATCACATCAACAAAAGGCTCTGATGGCAAAGTAGATGCTTTTTCAGTACCTAACGCAAGACCTTTGATTATATTAGATAATACTCACGCAAGTAGCTGTAGGAATAGGTTTACATTAGCCCATGAATTAGGCCATTTATTATTTCATGATGAGGTTATAACTGGTGATTCACAAACTGAATCTCAAGCCGATTATTTTGCTAGTAGTTTTCTATTACCCAGAGCTTCATTCATAAATGAATTTCCATGCTCTGGAGCTGGTAGATTCGATTGGGACGCCATGGTTGAATTCAAAAAACGATGGAAAGTTAGTCTAAAAGCTATTGTATACAGAGCATCCTCCTTAGGGTTAATCAGTCAAGCTAAAGCTAAGACTGCCTATGTGCACTTAAATACTAAAGGATATGTATATACCGAGCTAGGTGACGAATTCTTGTCTGATGAAACCAGTTCAGTTCTATCTCAAATGGTTAATCTAATAGAGCTTTCTACTTGGCGTGAAATTCTTAGTACCCAAGGTATTAGCGAAAAGTTATTTTATAACCTATATAGCATAAAGCACGATCATTCTACTTTATACGGTAAACCATCATTAAGACTGGTTAACTAAATTTAATGTACCACTACACCCCTATCTATTGATGGGGGTATATATTTATTCATCTTTCTTCCATAACTCATTATATAAATCATTCGATAACATTTTTGTTGCATCGCTCGACTTCACATACAACTTACTCAAACACTTTTCAAACCACGGCTTCAACTCATTCTCCCACAGTTTGTCACTAACCCGCCCTAATCCAATATGCCGCAGATGCTGACGAATATTATCAACACTAGGAATAAACAAACCGTGGCCATTGCATGAAGGACATTCGCCGGTATTCAATATTAAGCCAGTACCACTACAACGAGGACAAGTTAAGGATTTTAGGGACTGACTTTGAGCGTATTCATCAATACGACGGCGATCTTTGATAATTAGAGCTTCAAGCTCATTAATAGCTGACAATAGTCGTTCTTCTGCAGCATGGGTCTCGCAAGCATCGATGTTACGCTGTAACCGTTTTATCTTTGCCTGCCATCCCTTAATAAGTCGATTACTACGTTTAGCTTGGTCACTGCATTTCCGCCATAACGCAGCTAATTGACGCTTTTGACTAGCTACCGGTTTATCGCAAAATACATCAAGGGCAACACAACTTAATGCCATCGCTAAATCTTTTCGTTTTAACGGCTCATCATTCAACCATATGGCCATAACATCGATGATACGGTTTGCTGCAGGTGCATCATGAACGTACTTGGCCATCAACAAATCCATTCCCAATGGCATCTTATGTTGAACCTTACCAAATACAGCTAAGATAACGTCACCGGTTAATGTTTGATGTCCACGTTCATCAGCACTCACGCTACGTACTTCATGCATTCTTGCGAATAATTCAATTGCTCTGCTCATAATGCCCCATGTATTCAGTAATAATCGCGATAGCTTCGCTTGCTGAATAACATATTACCGCCTGATACCCGATATCATCGAGACGATGCAGCCATTGATTTTGGTTGTTACTTACAACTGACTTATTAGGCTTAGGCGCTTTCATTTCGATACGAAGGCCATGATATTTTGAGGTGGGTATATCTAACATTAAATCGGGATAACCAGGAGAGCCACCAAGTTCGATGAAGTCTTTGATTGCTTTGGGACCGCGTTTACCTTCATTGGGAACATGAGTAAGGTAATCCCTTATTCGTAGGCCATGAATAACGGTATAACTCGCCCATTGTATTAGTGCTTTTTGTTCTGCAGACTCAGGCTCTCGTCTCTGTTTTTTAATTCGTCCCTGAGCATTTGTTTTGAGGCGTGATTGAGTGCCGATACTTTTTATTAAGTCGTAATCATTAAACATAACAATCTCTATTACTCTAGTATTTACCAACAGAATAATAGGGATTTACTTATTTGAAGAGACGTTACATATATTCCATACGTAAAACTGTAATAGATTAACGTATGGAATTATATCTAATTATTATGAAAGTTTTAGTTTCGCCTTAGAGCAGAATAAGCCTAATAAAAAGCCAGCAGTACCAGCAAAAATATAATCTAATAGTTTCGGATCATCAACACAACATTTAACTAATAACGCACCACCGACTGCACCAGCACTAGCTCCAACAACTTGCGTTGATGACACTTTTAACCCAAGGCACCAGTTAGAAAAATGCTCACAATTTGATGATCTTACTGAGTAATGCCACTTACCAATTTGAGATCGAGCATTATTTAAAATATCAGTTCTTGATAGATTAGACTTTTTATCAGAAATATAAGTATATTTTCCCTGTGTTGCTATATCCCATGGTTCTTCTTTAACAGTCTCATTTCGTTTTGTTGCAGATATTAGAAAAGGTTTGCCATCAGTTGAAATTTCATCAGAAACTACAGAGTAATGTTCATATAAATCAAAATCACTAACAACGATATCGCCTGTTTTTACACTTTGCATGTTAATTCCTTATAAGCATGCTTGAATTTGAGTATCGAAACTATCCCTACATCCTATTGAAGTCAATAGGTTAATATGTATTTTATTATTTTATATGAACTAATTGGGCTTATTTCTAAATATGTAATTCTATGCAAATAGGATACAACAACCACAACTGTGAATTTGGACATCACCAGCTTCATTTTCTATATACTCATCGCCACAACAATCTTTAAACTTTATTAAAGATAACCACCGCATAGACTCACCAATATTGTTAAATAAAGTTATATTCAAACAATCATCAACAGATAAATCGACATACATAATTTATTCTGTGATAGCTATTGAATAATTAGAATGCCATCTCTAATTCTTCTCATTAATGTTGTGTGTAAGGCCGCAAGAATATATTGCTCTTTCTCCCCCGCTAACCATTCAAATGGTACTCGACCATCAAGAACATCATGACAATTCGAGCAGCAATCGACTGCCCATATATCATCTGACTTATAAGCCATACCATGAGTGGTACAAGGAAGGTGTGCTAAAACGACTGTTTCAGGATTGAAGTTGCACACACCCAAAATTTGAACTGTGCATTGTTGACCTTTAGCAGCATTGCACAATTTATCACTGCGCAATGCGGGAGTTTTAAACATCATGTCAATAACGTTCACTCTTTGATTCCGTTTCCAATTGGTTATAATGCTGAAGTACCGCTTTTAATGTAAATAAAATCTTAACACTTGATATTTTTTTCTGCTCTAAGTTTCTATCCATCCCCCATAGATTTCCTAGAAAAACACCATGGTTATATTGCCTGATTGAAAAAAAATAATAATCTTGATCTAAAGAAATATCATGGCTTGATCTCTTTGAAATAATCTGAATATATTTTTCATTAAACTCATCTTTCCAAATAAAGTATTCCACAAAACCACGAATATGTAACTTAGGTGCTCGGTAAGTTGTATTATCATACCGAGTCATACATGTACTTTTATTTTTCATGTCCATATGCATACCCTCTCTTAACTACATTAATCAATTATTTAATAACGCAGTGCTAACACGGAAAGATTTAGGCTGGCAATCAACTATATAAACATTATACCCTGCTGTATTTCCCTTATTAATATCTATATCATGAAAATAAAATACCTCATAACGATAAATACACATATTGTTAATCGCTTTTTCCTATTAACTTACAATTAAACCATAATGATATTTATAAAATCAAAACAACCCGTTATATATCAATACATCAATTACACTTCCTATGCTTTCATTTCAAAAAACAATCGATATCATCAAATATTAAATACACTTAATCTTTTAATTAAATTAACTACCCTATAATATTTCCTACATTTTTATATTCTCTGCCGAGCATATAAAAAGGCCCATATAGGGCCTCTTCTATTCTCACAATTTCTTCATCTGCTTAAACCGCATATCTTGCAACTTAGCTATCTCTGCAATACTTGTGTTCACACTACTCGATATCGCCAGTAACTCATCCACATTGAACAAATTCGGCTCGTTAAACAATTGGGCAAGACGTGATTTACTAATTATGAACGCATCATTGGGGATTATCTTCGACTCTATAGCCTGACCATTTTCAATAACGGTCATAATTCTATAGCTCAATGGTTCTGCTGCTGGTTTCTTTTTGAGTTGTTCTGCCATTTGATTAAAGGCATTGATATACGCTTCTTTGACTGCTGCTGCACGTTTTCCCGTAAATCCCATTACAAGGAACATAAAGCCATCTTTCGTCATTTGGTATGCTTTCGAATCTCTTACTGCACTATTACCAATGTTTAGTTTTTGAACATAAGCGCAAAAGTTCGCTGATGTAAAAATATCAGAGCAATCAAGGGATTCAATCTTTTTCAAAACATCTTTGTGTTGTTTGTTGAAGTGTTTCGATACTGTCAATGAATCAGTGACAAGTTCATTAGCATCAGAGATAAAAATAAGATCTGAGGGACTGAGTTGCGCGATAGGCAAAGCAGATTGGATAGGCATGATAACCTCCTTGGAATGATTCCTAATCACCACACAGAGGTACTAATCGCTGGGTGGCGAACTGAGTAAGGTTAGTACTACCGCTTCCAAGGATACGGCCCGAACGAATCGGCCTCACTCAGCCCACCATAATTCAGATGTGCGAGTTCGTCGCAATAAAAAACCAGCATCAGCTGGCGTTATTACTACGCCTTGGAAGTATTTCGGGGTACTAATCCCGGTACCAGATTTTGCTGGTACTTTTTAAAGATAATATACAGGTGCTAACTAAGTCAACGGATAATAGTGAATATTATCCGTCGGGAGTTTATAGGTGCCGGCTGCGCGACACATATCCTTATTTGTAGGCTATTCTTCTTGATTTTGGTGTTGTATACCTAGCACAATAGTATTTTTACCGTTACACGTTGCACATACCCAATGGCGACCAACGGTTAATTCATGTTCTAAAACAGTTATGCATTTCTGACAATTAGGATTGCTACATTGAAGTTCATGCTGACTTAAACTCCAACAGACATTGCCACCACCACCATTGGTGAGCTTATACTGTGCCTTACAGTTAAAGCAACCAACTAAGATTGGCTCATTAAATGAATGAGGAATCCGTTTCCTAATCGTTTTTCCGCACTCTTGGCAAAGTAGAGAAGAAAAATTACCCAATGTCATATTGAAAACTGGTGATTGCAAAGCTTCATCTAAAAACTGATATATCTCCTCGCATCGTCGTCTCAACTTATTCATGTTTTGGACGCCACCTGTACGACTTTGCTTCATCGAAATAATATGAAGATAGCTTCCCAAAGCATCATAATGCTTTTTTAACATTTTCAATGTGAATGTCTTTTCAGTCCCTAATAATCGCATAGTCTCAGGTTGTGTATGGCTATCAGGCTGTATACCTATTGAAATAGTACTATTAGTATCAGCGTTACTATCAATTTCCAAAAGTACCATCAATACTTTCTTGGGTTGCCAAGTCTCATATTCGCTTGGTGGAAATTCATCCTTATAAGCTAACGCCCTGTCGTATGTAATAGCTTCCATTGCCATACGAAGTTCTAAAGCAGCATATTTTAAACGAGAGTCACTAGAAGAACTCAATTCATTGTGCGCAAATTTCAGGTGATCTTTTGCTAACTGTCGATAATTCACAAGCCAAACTCCTCGAATAGCCTAGTGCCGCATTAAGGTGATGAGCAACGCTACCAACTAGCCTAGACCATTATACCGTACAACCTTAACCAAAAATACCAAGCGTTGGAAATCACTCTTAAACGATTGTAGTTTTATTGATAAAGGGGTCTATACCGCTCTTTTAATATATTAACTGGAATATTATGCAACTGACTAGCAGCATCAAAGTTCAATTCAGGCACTCTTGACAACATATCGACAGCTAATGGGTACGTAGAACTATCTGGTAATATTACTTGTATAATTTTACTCAGATTTCTTGTTACTTTTTTATCTACTTGTGATTTTGCAACACTTCCGAAACCAACCAGAAAGCAACTCACTTCAATGAGTATGTCATCCGTCATAACTAAAACACGCTCAGTTAGATCAGCTAGTTGCACCAATGTAGGCTCCCCAATAGCTGCAACTAAATTTTCAAAGTTCAATCCCACTCTAAACAAATGGCCTAATTTTGGCTGCAAGCCAATTATTATTTCATTCCTTTTTTTCCAAAGTTCCAACAAATAATTATAATTTGAAAATATTGTAGATACGTAATCAATAGATTGCCATTTACTAACTTTACCTTGCGAACGATCAGGGACCATAAAAGCCAGTCGCGAAAGATGCACCTCTATTCGTTGCTCAGAAAGCAAGATTGGTGGAATAGATAACGTTCTAGATACAGGGTCTGAGTCAATATTTCGAATATAGTTCTGTTTTATAGAAATCAGCCTAGCCCTCATCTCTTGAGCATGTAGCAAAGTTTCGTTAATAGTTTCCACTTTATGTAACTCAAGCTTCATTTTTTCCTGACGATTGACTGTATAGTACGCAACGCCCATACCAAGTAAACCAGAAACAAATACTCCCCCCATTGGCAAAATATAATCCTTTATGGGATTTGATTGTAAGCTTTCAATTGCAGCAACAATAGTCTGAGTTTCAACTTCCAAAAAACATAACTCCGATATAAAAATCAATCACAGATAAAACTAACTCCATGTTAAAGTGTGAACTACACAATAAAGAATCCTTGGCAAAACATCTTAATCACTAAACGTAACGCATAGCAAAAATGCCACGCGTTGCGAATCACTCTGAACAGTTTGTTAAGTTTATTTTACTTCTTCCATCTTAATAAAGTGTACACTGCTCTCGGAAAGCCCTAACTCCATTACTGTTTGCGATAAGCTGATTTTGTCTTCTGGCTTATGAAAACTAATATACCAATTTGTCTCAGAGTTAACCTGACTAACAATTATTCTAAAATACTCAAAATCCACATATGACATTGAATGTCCAAGTATATAAATGTCTCTCAAGCCCGATAGACTTGAGAAAAATCGCTCATTTTGTTTGATAGCACTATTTGTAGATTTATAAGTACGGCTAAAATATTTATCTACTATTTGATACCCGGAAGCAATTCGTGTGTCTGTATTTTCGTCTATATGACTTGTTAGCTGAGTTCTATCTTCAGGCGCCCATCCGTGACCGAGGACAATCTCATTTGATGGGTCATCAATTGAACCATGGATATGTAATACATTTGAATCGGGAATGCTATACAGTTCCGTCAACGTTTGTGTATAGTTAAATGTTAAAAACTGAGCATGAGACTTTAAATTGAGAAGCGTTGAATTATTAGGGATATCAACAGTATTTATCCACTCGCAAAAGTGTTCATATAGCTCTAGCGATAACGCTTCTACATTTTTGGTAAGTTCATATTCATAGTCATGGTGCCCTGAATCACTCCAGTCATCGTCACCATATGATGCTAAACAATTCGATGCATCATTCTCTAAGTGATCAACATCCAAGTTTCCTAATGCTTCTTCAAAGTCTGACCACCTTTCATCAATACTTAAAAATTTATCAACAGTATCGAAAACGAGTGTATGTTTTCTCTGTAAATAGAACTTAAAGCTTTCGTAACTCGTTTTCATTCCATGATGAAGATCAAAGCCATTTCCAATAATATATAGAATATCAGGCACCGCTATCTCCAAAAAATAAACTTAATAGCTTATTAATAATAATTCTTACTTTCACGTAAAAATACACTCATGTATTTCGGCGATTATATTCCATTTAACTCATAAATATCATGAGCTTGATTGCATTATTTTTATTTCAAAGTGTTTATTTGAAATGTAGAAAGTAAAAAATGTATTAAACAGACAAAAAAGGCCCATATAGGGCCTCTTCTATTCTCACTGCTTTTTCATCTGCTTAAGCCGCATATCTTGCAACTTAGCTATTTCTGCAATAGTTTTGTTCACACTACTCGATATGGTCAGTAGCTCATCCACACTGAATAAGTTCGGCTCATTAAACAATTGGGCAAGACGTGATTTACTAATTATGAACGCATCATTTGGGATCATCTTCGAATCTATAGCCTGACCATTTTCAATAACGGTCATAATTCTATAGCTCAATGGTTCTGCTGCTGGTTTCTTTGTGAGTTGTTCTGCCATTTGATTAAAGGCATTGATATAAGCTTCTTTGACTGCTGCTGCACGTTTTCCCGTAAATCCCATCACGAGGAACATGAAGCCATCTTTCGTCATTTGGTAAACTTTAGAGTCCCTAACAACAACGCCTGCTGTAATTTTTTTCGCGTGGGCTGAAAAGTTCAGCCGACGTAAAAATATCAGAGCAATCAAGGGATTCTATTTTTTGGATTACATTTTTATGTTGTTTACTGAAGTGCTCCGATACCATTAATGAATCAGTGACAAGTTCATTAGCATCAGAGATAAAAATAAGATCTGAGGGACTGAGTTGCGCGATAGGCAAGGTGATAACCTTCTGTAGTAATGCTTTATCACCACACAGAGGCACTAATCGTTAGGTAGTAAGGCCAATAAAAACAATAAGTTATTCATGTTATATAACTATAAAGCATCGAGTTACGATATTTTTGCTCTTGCTTCTTCAACTGATTGCAATTGTTTTTCTAAATTCAATATTGATTCTGGGGAACGTTTATTTACTTTCGCTTCTTTTAATCTCTTTTCTAAAAATTTTATTTTTTTATCTAACTTTTTTTCTATTTTTAATTCGGCAATTGTTCCATAACCAAACCATGCAAAAAAAACTTGTGATGACCAAAATACTAATCCGACAACTAAAGGAACTATAGAGGCTAATACATCTTTACTTTCTTCTAAACTAGGGAGGAATTCAGGAATAACTATACTATTTAATAAAACAATTAAAATTGCTGAGACTCCCCCAATAGATAAACTAGGTCCAATATCTGATTTTTGTGAAGATGAGGATAGCTCTTGAGTGATCTCGCTCATTATTTAACAACCTTCACTTTTGCATGAGCCAATATCGTTTTGACTAACTCATCATCATGGGATAGATTAATTTTTTTTCTGGTAACAGAACCATCTTCATCTTCAATTTCCAATACAACACTTTTTTTAGGCCAGATAGTTACAATGAGCGCACGTCCAAAAGAGCGAAATATAGTAAATAGCCATGGCCAAGCCATAATACCACCTATAATAACTATAATTATTTCTAAGAACGTGAGGTCATTATTCATTATTTACCTAATTGTCGTATCATTTCTTCAATATAGTAGCTGAGGGTTATCGAGCCATCTGCTTTCTTTTTTTCAACAGTTAACAATTTTACTAACGACGGCTTAGTTTTTGAAAATTCCTCATATCCTTTATTAATTCGGTCACGAAATGCAGCATCTCGCATCCTAACGGATACGATATCTCCTGATGGCAAGGCACATTTCCATCCTGAGGGACCATCGAAGTTTACCTGAGAAAAATGAATTGTCACTTGTTTTAATTCATTTGTAACTTCTTCAAGAGTTGAGTTAGGAATTGATTTAAAATTAAGAGCTGATTCCCCATCAACATTCAATATAGGATTATCATCTTCGTCTTTAACTATAAATTTACTATCTTTATTACCGCATATAGGATTACTTATTACTTTTGCAAGGTCACCTCTAACATGGGGATCTGTTACTATATTGGCAACTTGTTCGGTACACTCAATGAATGATCCATCACTTAATTCAAGTTGATATTGTTGATTTTGTTTTTTCACTTTAGCAACAATTTTATTCTCTTTAATTTGCTCCAGAGCTCCAAAAACAGTTCCACCAACGATAGGAGTTCCTAATGTAATGCCTAAAATATCAAGAATATCAAAACCGCTTTGGTTTACCCACGCAACAAATTCAACAACAAATGAACCTTCTTCATGTGCTTTTACATTAAGTTGAATACTTGCATCTTTCCCATTAATTATTTTATCTGACGTTTTAATTGCTTTCGCTAAGCTTAAAATTGTCGTCCCCAATAACTCAGCATCAATTGTATGTTCTTTGGTTGATGGCATATCATAAGAACATTTAAACACTTTTTTAACTATATTACCTGTCATTTACAAACGCCTATACTTGTATCTGGTTTCATATGTTGGTGTATAATGCAATGTACAGTAATAAATTTCAGTCTCAAAGTTTAATCCTTATTACAAAGTTAAATTTTGCTACCTAGGTTACAAAACATACATAAATAATAAAATATATATCTTACTTTTTAGCCAAAAGAAAGCGAGCCTTCAATTCTTCAACTAAATAAATCAAACTCGGCCAAACACCATTATAGTCACGCCCTATTAATATAAGAGCAAAACTAACTTAGATATAAATAAAGGGATAAGGTGTTTCTTGGAAACTGAACCATCTGATTTAGAGTATAGCTCCCCCATTTGAGACCTCCATTAAGCACCAAAACGGTTCCCCTAACATACATAACGGCACGATAATATGTAAACAACGCAACTACCTAACCTTACTCATTGCTCATTGCTCATTGCTCATTGCTCATTAAATTTAATTCAAACCGAAAATACCAAAACTGTAAATCACGCTAAAATACTTAAAAGCACAATGTCACAGTTATACGCTCCACAATTGAGCTTTATACTTAAATGATTCTGCTGCAACGCTTAAAGATGGCATTAATGTTTGTTTTGATACACCAATTCTATACAGCAGCCTAAGTAAAGGCTTGGCTTCTGAATTAGGTAAAGATAAACGAATTAGACTAGGTCTACTGTATGTTTTTTTTGGTTTTCCTGAGTTAATAGCGTCTTCTAAACTTGGCCATTTTTGATTAATTTTATAATAATCATTTGCATTATTAATCAATGTAAACAAACCTTTCTGAGCGCGAACATAGTTATTACCAGCCTTGGGTACAGAAATGATACTTATACTCGGTATATCTTTCAACATAACAGTATTAGCGCATACAATAGAAAAAGGAAAATCTTCTTCGTTTTCCAAGATACTACTTGCAGCAAAGTATGCTGCAATAAATGGTGACTCAGTCCAATCTAAAAGCCGCGTTGATACACCATGATGCTGTGCTAACGCGATACTAGGAAGTATTTGATAAGAGAAACAATTTTCGGGTGATGTGGCGAGTCCTTTAAACAAACTATAGTCAATCGGTGTTTGAATACCTACATTATCAGCAGCTTCTAAAAACAGGTAGACAGATCTAATTTCGGCATGCACATGATCTTCAAGATAAGAGTTAATGTTTTCTAGACTTTCTACTGGGGGTTGAGGAGTAAAGTATTCTAAATGGTTGGGGATTCGGTGTGCAGTTGGTAATAACGACCAACTTTTATTAGCTTGCCCTCTAAAAATATAATTATTGATGTTTTTTTCACTAACATCAAAAATATCTCTAGGCTCAAAATATTTTTCACCAAGGAAAAAATCAAAAAGCTCTCTAGCTGTATCAAAAGGAAGATCAACTTCATACATAACTAAGTACTCCTGCACTCTAACGGTACATTAAGATATAATATACCACCACACCATAAACACGAAACCCAACCTTAAATTGGGAATTACATTGCTTTATTTATTCTGTTTTTTCACTTATTTTTGCTGATTTATCTTGGCTAGCGAGATCATCCTTAACTAGGTGAACCTCAGAAGAACCTTTAGCAAAATCATCTCCAAATTGTCTAGGAAACCATTTAGTTAACATATAACGAAGATAAAAGAGTATTGCTAAAGATATGGAAAATAAAAGAACAGAAATAGAATCAAAAAGCATGCTATAAGTTTTCGAAGAGTTTTCATCCGACATAACCAACAGCGCTGTACCCGCAATACCAAGTATCAGTGGATCAACAGCCTCATCAGGCCCCGGGGTAAATAGCATATACGCTAACTCAATAGCTGCGGAAACCATCACGGCTTGGCTAACTAGAGCTAAAATACTCTTGGTGAGTACATGATTTATGACTACAAACTCTTTTATATCTCCTAACGGCAATCCAACAAAGATCCAAGCTTTGACAATTACAAATAAAAATATGTACGCACCAACACAATACTGAAGACACGTTTTAAACTTTTCAATTACATTTTGAATTAACATTTACAACCCAATACCACAATAAATTTAACATCCGTAATAAGTCAAGCTTTTGGAGCCTATTTACCTTAATACGTCAGCATAACTAAGTTAAAAAATATTAAGTTAAAGGCATTTTTAACTCAGATACTAACTATAACTTTGGCAATAACCACCTAATAAATTCTTTATTCAATGATTAGTTTCAATATTATTTTTGCAAGTTTGCTTTCGCACTTGACGCATAAAACTAACAGTCACTTGTTGAATGTTACACTCAAATAGAACTGCATAGGCATAGCTAGCTGCAGCCTTCAACTTTTTCTCACCTACGAAGTAACAATAGAAATTCACCTTATTTTCATTAAGTTATAATGTTTCGTTAAGGTATGAGCAACACAAGACATAAATCACATAGCTATCATCGAAAACACAAGTAATTTGTCTTTTTCCACTGAACTTCCTATATAATTAGCTACTTATTAAGTAAAAAACGCCACAATCTCTCTCTAGCCTTCTAAATATTCAGGAGCAATGAATTGTATATAATATTCTTGTTCGAGAAATGAAGGTAATATAACAGCAGAAAAATACAAATAATAATGTAACTAAATATTTTCAATATAATTACATCTAATAAGTAAAACCAAATTAATTAACATAAAACACAATACTACAAATACCCTAACAACCTATTAACAGCCAATTCCACTTCTTCCTCATCGCTGAAATAACTATTCAAAATGCTATTCCACAGCACCCCGAACGATGCCTGATATAACTCACTGAACTCATCATCATCCATTTTGGCAAACCGAATACTCTTGGCTTCTCTGCGAATAGAACCATTGGGCAGCACAACTTGGTCATACCATCCAGCTTCAACAATCACCCATTTCCGATACGCTTCAAATGACTTTTCAGTTTCAAGCTGCGCTCTATGTACTGATAGATGGTCTAAATAACCGCTCGCCATCTCTTGCAGTATTCGTTCTTCCCCACCGTATTGCGCCAACATTCGAACAAAGCGCATCAATAGCCCACGTTCTGCGGGTGATACTGTTCCTCCTGTTGGACTCCAGTAATCAAACCCTAAATTTAATAACGCAAAGTATTTACGGTGAAACATTGGATTGCGTAACGTTTTAAAGTCACACTCAAGCACCGTCCCTATACGTTTTTTATCGATGAAATTCTTATCATCATCAGTAAGTGGGACTAATGCCCCGCCCTGCGTTTTAACTAGCGCTATCTTCGCCATAAACGCTATCCTTTAATGAAACTGCCTGTTTGCGCACCTTGTAGCTTAAACGCACGCTTAGTGACAATTTCGGCAATAACACATTTGAAGACATGCACTTCTATTGAGTGCCATATACCACCCGATTTTACTTTATGGATAACATGGCCATAACGTTCACCGTGTTTCTCGATAGCAGCAATTGCAGCGACACGTTGATCAAACGTGTCAGCGCCAATAATACGAATCTCTCGACTGGTCATACGGCTACCGCCTTAAGTACACCGGCTTTAATGAGCTTCTTAGTGAGCCACAGTTCACCTTTGCCCGTAATCAATGTGGTATTAGCAATACGGTCATTTTCAAGCCCATAGGTACTTTGACGCACGACAAAGCAGCCATTCTCAATGTACTGCTGCATTGGCAAGTTATAACCTTGGCAACCACTGATTAATATTTTCATCTCACGCAGAACAGCGAAAATTTTACGAGGGCCTAAGTTCACGGCTTTGGCGAACTTACCCAGCGTCATACCACGATCAACTTTTGCAATACGCTCGGCAAAGTCCACTTTTGGGGCATCAAGTATGAGTTGTTTAGTTTGGGTTTCAATTTGTCTCGCTTGGTCAGCAGCAAGTTGTAATGCATCAGCAAATGTTTGAGGAAGCTGTATAGGTTGTGTATTTTCGAGTTCTTGCCAGCGGTCAACTAACACAGCCGTAAATTCAGGAGATAACTGAGCGACAACGACATAGCTATCTCGCTTATTTACATGATAAGCCTCGATAGTTTGCCCAAGATGGTTAACTTCCTCCATTGGTGTAAGTTGGATTAAACCTTTACCACTTAATCTTTCCATTGACCGTTTTACACTATCGTGACGAGACTGCAGTAACTCCGTTATCTCACGAGATGACATCATCATTAAATTACTAACTGAAATATCCATCACTACACCTCCCCTACACACGTTAATCTCTTAGAATTAGCCTTCTTAACTAGCTCTTTATCTAATATTCCACGAGCCGCAATATCCCAACCATTAAACGTGCTGGCCTTCGCCCGACCAGATTTAACCAGGTTATAATCATACTCAAGCCACTGTTCGATAATTGCTTTTGTAGGCTCTAACTGATGAGCATTAATCGGGAGGTGATAACACGCCGCAAACTCCAATGCCCGTTCGACATAAATCCCACGTAAACCATGTTTTGACCACGATTTAATAGCGCTACCACTGGCACAGCAATAAATACCAACTTTGTATTTTGCACTCGTGACATCAGAGATATTTTCATCATGAAGAACAATTAAACGTAGCAATGAATTAAAGCCATTTACTGCAAGTTCTTCTGCCATTGCTGCGCGTTCTGACTCAGTAAATTTACTCATGATGTGCTCCTTTTCGTGCAACACGAGCAAACACTGAATTAGTTTTAAACTGCTCTGGTTGCACTGTTGTCGAATTACGTTGTTTATCAAATTCAGTCACACAACTAATCGGCGGTAACTGCACGAGTTCAGTTAATAAACCTTGTTCTTCAAGTCCCTGATATTTTTCAAATGCTAGTCTGAATTTCTTCTCAGCTTCGGATGAAGATAGTCTGTTACGGATAGCCCAAGATGTTGCCTGACGTGCTCTTTTTTCAGCTAAACTTTGTACTGGTATACGATTTAACATGCGACGAAATGCATCCTGCCACTCAGGCTCACCTTTGCACCAACTACAAAATTTACCCACGCTTGGAAAGAAATCTGATTCTTGTCGGCGAGCTTGTGATAAGCCTCGCAGCACCTGCTCCATGCTGACAATACCATTTTCTATCATTCCCTTAGCAAAGCTGGCACGTGTTGCTTTGAACTCTTCAGCGGTTCTCAAATGATTACGCCAAGCAGGTAGTACTGAACACAATTCTTTAAAAATTGAGTTAATATTCTGCATAGCAAAATCATCAATTTGGTTCACTTGATTCACATGCACTGGTCGTTGTGTAATATGATCATGGCTAACAAATTCAGTTATATTTTTCATGGTCGTTACCTCTGTTTTCAAATGAGTGATAATTACAGTCCTAGATCTTTCCCCCATGTCAGATCATCAAAATCAGCAAGCGTTACAGGTCGATTATCAGGATTCAGCTTGGTGATCTTGGCTGCTTGCAAATATCCTGAAAACTTACTTGCCTTGAACAACGTGCTTGGTCGTATGTACTGCGCCATTTTTCCATCACTGCCCCATTCGATTTGTTTTTGAGTGATGACTAGGCACAAATCTTCAACGGTATACCCATCGTTTAGACGACCATTGATGTGATTGATATTGGATTTACAGCACTGGAATTTACTTCCTGTGACTGCGTTCAAGTGTTGGATGACTTGCTTTGCAGAATCAGAATTTTTATCGGATGGATTAGTATCGTCGTGCTTGCTCGACAATAGATCTTTATTGTTACTCTTCAGTTCTTGTTTAATATCAGTCTTTATTAGTGTCGGCTCAGACGGATCTGGCTTATACGGATCTGGCTTAGCCGTATTAGGGTCAACCATATCCGTGTTATACGGATTAGGCTTTTTCGCTATTGGTGTGTCATAAACGATGTAATTTGTATCACCAGTAGATAGCTTTTCAATACCTACAAAACCAGTATCTTTAAGCTCTTTTAAGATGGCGTAAACACCATCTCTGGCGGTCTTCTTTGCAGTATTTTTAGTGACTGTGATTAGCTGTGCTGGTGACACACTCCAATTATCCGGCTTAGATAAAATGTAAGACAACATACCCATTGCCTGAAATGACAATTGATTATTAGTAAACACAGTATTGCTAATTGTCGTGTATCGATTACGACGCTCTGACCGGATAATAGACATTACACTTCCTCCAGCTTTTGCGGTGTCTGCTGACGATTAAACAAAATGGCATTAGCGCTTGTCGGCTCAGTCCCTAGCAACAATAAATTCTTAGCGACTGATATACTCATACCACGGCGTTTAGCCGCGACACGAGATACTATGGTGATAATTTTTTCGAGGTTATCTAAGTTATTCATAATTCAGTCATCCATTCAGGAATGGCAATACCAGCAATCGTTAATTCATTTCTTATCTCACGTGCTAAATCTGCATCGTTGATCATCATGTCGCGAACGCTTGAGATAGCTAACGTATATAAAAACTGAGCTTCGTTGGTATCAGCTGCTTTAGAAAAAGAATCAATCACTGCTCGGTCAGATTCAGTGAATCGTACTTTCACCTGCTCATCACGAATCAAGGCATGTGGCAGCCCTACTTTGCCGATCTTACGGCGTGCTGCGATGGTGGTTAGCATCTGCGTTTCAAACTCGTTTAATTGAATCATTGGTCGTTACCTTCTTGGTCGTTTCTAAATTTAACTTCAGCCCCTTGTTATCAACCCCATAGTCACTAGGATTAAAGATATAAGGGATGTCTTCACTTAAATGGCATAACAAAGCAATGTGCAGCGGAGGGCCATTCTTCTTCCACTTCACAACCGCGGTATGGCTGACACTAAAAGCTTTTGCTGTTTTAGTAACATTTCCATATTTAACTATTAAGGTTTGGATCAGGTTATTCATATCACCTCGAAACATTAATAACTAAAGACCTTATTGTTTCGACAATATAGTAACGTACCGAAAGTTTCAAGTGAATGCAGTAAAATAGAACGAGGATTAACTTTGAGAGTAAGCAATGAACAAAAAAGAGACTTTTGGCGAACGCCTACTTAGAAAGCGAGAAGAACTAAAACTGACGCAAGAACAGTTAGCAGCAAAAATTGGTATTACGCGTGTAACAATAAGCAAAATAGAACAAGACCTTACGCAAAGTACACGTGCTGACACATTACTTTCGCTAGCCAAAGTATTAAAGTGCACCCCTCAATGGCTTTTAAACGGTTCGGGTAGTGAGAGTACATTAGCAAATGAATCAAACGTTGTTGCCGGCCCTCCAATTTATCAATTTGTACCTCTAGTTAATTGGGTACAAGCTGGTAATTGGACAGATATAGCTCCACAAATTTCTTTTGAAGATACAGAGTTATTCCCATGCCCAGTAAAAAGCGCTCCTGGTACTTTTGCTCTACGTATTCAAGGAGATTCAATGCTGCCTAGGTTTGAGGAAGGAGATCTTATATTTGTTGATCCAGAAAAATTAGATGCAGAAAATAACAAATATATTGTCGCTATCTTAGAAGATTCAAATGAAGCTACATTTAAACAGCTGCAGATTATAGATGGACATAAATATCTTAAAGCTCTCAATCCCGATTATCCGCCAGAGCTAAAATTTCTAAAGATTAATGGTAATTGTAAAATAATCGGCACTGTAATTGCGCACATGAAACAAGTTTAAACATAACTCACATTCCCTACGCAAATAACAAAGAAAACTAACATCCCTAAATATCAATATATTAAGCGCATTCTATGCGCTTTTTTTTTGCACCAAATATTCTTCTTAAATTTCTGAGCTATTCCATAAATAGATCAAACAATCTCCAGAAAAAAACACACATCGACGTTACTTTTAGTTCACCACAACATCAATTGTCACTTTTAGTTCGAAATATTGTTGACAGCAAATGTTCCTAAGGTTACATTTTAGATATCAGGTAAACACAGTCCCTTACACGACTACTTACCTTTGCTCTTTAATATCATGGTAATTGTCATTTAAGTTTCGCGCCTTGTCTCGATGGCGCTGGTCCACTCTCACTAGAGATTTTGAGTGGTAATAATCGAGGCTAGTACACTAGAAAGGTGGTGTATCAACTGTTTTTACCGATGTACTTTTAAACAAGAGTGCATTCGGGTAAAGACCAAAAAAGCTAAAGGTAACGACCGGGATACTGCTCTGAGGGGCAGTATCTCAAAGATAATTGAATCAGTTTTCTTTGAGATACAAAAAAACCCTGCCATTTCTGACAGGGTTAGTTTGGACACTAATAACGACCAAGAAATTAGTGCCTAGGCGACAACGACCAAGTATGCCACCAAAGGTAACGACCATTGCTTCGCAGACAGCTAATAAACATAGCAACTAACAAAAACAAAGGACATGAAGAGTATCTTATGAAAAACATTTTTAATCAAGTATCTACACAAGAAGCTGATGCATTAGAGAATTTTCTAGCCATTGGTAAACATCGAATCCTCAATAACCGTGAGTTTTGCGGCCTATCCGTCTCGGATTTCACCACCTTTTACTTTGAAGTTCACGAAGGGAAATTAGCCAATGCCATGGTTAAATTTCTTATCACAGCCGACTGTAGCTCAAGCAATACTTTACTTACTTTAATGGGCTTTAAAGAGTTCGCAAAAGATGTCTTTGAAGAATTCTTTAATGAAAATGAAACGACTATCTTAAAAACATTTCGTGCTGAATATAAGGAGCAAAAAGAAGAACTTGAAATTGCACTGGCAGGTTTATAACCCATTCGTAAAGTGCTCTTACTTAACCAGAGCACTTTGAGAATGAATAACCTAAAGGTAACGACCAATGACCACTCAACCAACTATTCCTTTTGAGCAACAATACCCTGCTGTCGCGCAACGCGGTATAGATCAATCAACGTGGGGAGCCCTACAAAATAGCGTATTCCCGGGTGCGCGTGACGAATCAATATTAATGGCCGTGGATTACTGCTTATCACGTCATTTAGATATTTTACTTAAACCCGTTCACCTTGTTCCAATGAGCGTTAAAGATGCTTCATCAGGTAATTCAACATGGCGTGATGTTGTTATGCCTGGTATTGGTTTATATCGTATCCAAGCTGACCGAAGTGGTACTTATGCTGGTGCAGATGAGCCCGAGTTTGGCCCTGTATTAACAGCCGATTTAGATGGTAGCCAATATACATTCCCTGAATGGTGCAAATATACCGTCCATAAGCTTATTGGTGATCGAATTGTCGCTTTCAGCGCAAAAGAATATTGGTTAGAAAACTATGCAACCTCAGGACGTAATGCCCAAGCACCAAACGCTATGTGGAAAAAGCGTCCTTATGCACAGTTGGCCAAATGTGCAGAGGCTCAAGCATTACGTAAAGCATGGCCTGATATTGGACAAGCTCCGACTGCCGAAGAAATGGAAGGCAAAGAGTTCGTACCATCAGAAAAAGATATCACCCCACAACAACCAGCCATAAAACACTACCCTGTCGATCAGTTTGAACTTAATTACACCAAGTGGTCATCCGTCATTCAGTCCGGTAAAAAAACAGCTGAACAGTTGATCGCCATGATTGAAAGTAAAGGTGTGTTAACTGAACCTCAAAAACAAGCACTCATCAATTGTGAAGCGGAGGAAATCTAATGCGTATAACAAATGTTGTCCAAGGAACTCAACCATGGCACGAATTACGAGCCACTAAATTTACTGCTAGTGAAGCGCCAATGATGATGGGTGTATCAAAATATCAGAGTCGTGATGCCCTGCTTAAACAAAAAGCAACAGGTGAACGGCCAGAAGTGAATAGCTTTCAAGAAAAGATATTTGCCCGTGGTCATGCTGCAGAATATGCAGCTCGTCCACTTGTAGAAAAACGCATTGGTGAAGAGTTATTCCCAGCAACGGCAATCAGTGATGAATATGATTGGATGCTTGCAAGTTTTGACGGTATCACCCTGCTTGAAGACATTGTCTTTGAGCACAAACTCTATAACCAAAACTTGTTTGCTCATGTGCTTGATGGTCACTTAGAACCGCACTATTACTGGCAATTAGAACAACAACTTCTAGTATCTGGCGCAGAGAAAGCTATCTTTGTTTGTAGTGACGGTACAGAAAAACTCTTTGCTTCTTGTGAGTATGTTTCATTGCCAGAGCGCCGCGAACAACTCATTGCCGGTTGGCTGCAATTTCAAAAAGACTTAGCTAATTATAAGCAAAAAGAAGAAGTCATTATTCTTGAAGCCGAGCCTATCCGTGACCTACCTGCTTTAACTTACAAAATGGAGGGTTTAACGCTTAACAGTAATTTTGATGTATTCAAACAAGCGACCATGGTACTGATTGAAAAATCAAAACTCCCCATTGAAACAGATCAAGAATTTGCTGACGCTGAGCAGCTCGTCAAAGTATTCAAAGCAGCAGAAGATAAACTTAAGGCAATATCAGAACAAGTACTTGGTGAGGTAGATAGCATTGATACCTTTACTAAAGAATTGAAGTTTGTCAGCGAACAAATTCGCCAAGCGCGATTAGCTGCAGATAAACAAGTGAAGAATCGTAAAGATGAGATCCGTAAAAATATTCTTAACGATGCCAACGCTAAAATTCAACAACACCTCAATGCGTTATCATTAGAAATCAAAGCACCAATGCTAGCACCTACAGTATCAGTGCTTAATGCAATGAAAGGTAAAAAGACAGTTCAATCACTTGAAGAAGCGGCAGATACTGCAATCGCACAAGCTCTAGTGGAAGCCGACCTTTTAGCTAACAAAGCAAAGGAAAACTACGCCATCCTATCAACATATGCTGAATACCAATTCTTATTTAATGACTGGGCGGCAATTTGCTTCAAAGATACCGACGATTTTAGTGCACTTGTTAAAACTCGAATTACTGACCACAAAGCTGCAGAAGATATTCGATTAGAGCAAGAACGCCAACGAATGCAGATAGAAGCAGAGGCTAAAGCACAAGCGAAGATTGAAGCCCAACAGGAAATAGCACCAACTAACGAAGAAAGTAAGCAAAGTGATGTTATTAGTAATGTGCTCAATAAAGGCAAAGTAGCACTAGAATCAGTATCGCTTGCTCAACATATAGGAACATCAGAAATCAAAGCAGTACCTATGATTCAAATGACAGCTAAAGAAGCGAATTATCTTCGAAAACGAGATGCCATTTTAACAGCACTCGAAAATGCTGGTGTTGATAATTGGTCAGGTTATGACAATGCCATCCGCAATATCACTAATATCAATGTCCAAATATAAACTCTTGATTAAGTGGCTTTCCACATCCTTGTAAATCCATTTAACCGTACTACGAAGGCAAACTTAAACCCACGGTTCGGAAAGCTTACTTACACTACTTCAAGTGCATAATGATTCAATACACATTTGCAATTTTTTGTGCGTAAAACGTGAATTAAATCACGTTTTATATTTTTTAAATGAAATGTACCATTAAAATATTCTATAAAAACAACTATTATGGACTTGTAACATTACTTTGATATACAAAACCCTTAAAACAAATAAAATCCACATCGAAACTTATTGCTTATCTAAAAAAAAACCACGCAGCTGTTTGTAATTCACTATATCTTTACAGAATAAAAACATCAGCCCCTGACACGTTATTAGCATAAGGTATAACTTATTGAATTTTTATTATTTAATATAATATGTATAATTTTTGAGAAAGCTATAGGCCAATAAATTTACATTAACTTAAAATACAAAAATAAGGCGTTGATTATTAATGGGATTACATAATAAAGTCCAAACCATTAGTTATACAATTATTGCACTGATAGCATTCGCAGCAAATTCTATTTTATGTAGAATAGCGTTAAAAGATAATGCGATAGATGCATCAAGCTTTACCATTATCCGTCTTTTATCTGGCGCCTTATTATTTATCCTTATATTTAGTTTCAAGACTAAACCAGTAACAAGTCGCTCTGATAGACAAAATCGTAATTGGAAACCTGGAGCAATGTTATTTATTTACGCCATTACATTTTCATTTGCATATATATCATTGGATACAGGAACGGGAGCACTTATTCTATTTGGTGCCGTTCAACTTACGCTAATATTTACTAGTATTACCAAAGGAAATAAATTACATATATCAGAATGGTTAGGCCTTATTATTTCTTTTTTCGGTCTTGTTTATCTAGTCTACCCAACACTGACTACACCAAGTATCTCTGGTTTTCTTTTAATGGGATTATCAGGTATAGCATGGGGTGTATACACATTGATTGGTCGTGGTTCAGATAACCCTATGAAGGATACTGCGTTTAACTTTAAGGTCACGATACCTTTAGTTTTATGTTTAATGCTATTTACTTTTCCAATGGTAAATCTTTCATTTCGTGGTGTGGTATTAGCAGTATCTTCAGGTGCATTTGCTTCAGCGTTAGGTTATACCATTTGGTATATGGCATTAAAGGGATTATCAGAAACTGAGGCTGGCGTTGTCCAATTATCAGTTCCGGTTATAGCTGCAATTGGAGGTGTTTTGTTTGTTTCAGAGCCAATTAATACACGACTGATTATTGCATCTATATTTGTCCTGACTGGTATTTTAGCTGTACTTATTGGTCGTTGGAAGCTTGCAAAAAAGTAAAGTAAATCTATAGAGATTCAAGATAGAACATCACCAATACAGTCCCTTCCCTCCTCATATCCGTAGCATAAACTATCATCAGCCCTGCCTTGGAATAGTTCTATGCCAAATTGTACTCACTGCCAAAAACGACCAGCAATAGCTTTCACAACATTTGAGTGTTATTGCCAAGGCTGCGCACTAGATGTAGCTCTTTCTTTACTCAACCATTGTCAGCTTAGTGAAAATTCAATCAATGCCCTTATCTCTAATGGTTGGAACTTACTAGTACCCACTTCACATCATTATTCTGCGACTAATATCGCTCAAGAGCTTAATTGTAGTGCACAAAAAATAGGGAGAACAGCAAACAAACTCGGTTTAAAAACACAACAATACGGCGAGTGGCGATTAGACCAAGCCACCAATTGCCGTAAACAAATAGAAACATTTTGGTACAACGATGCTGGTAAACAGCGATTGATAGAACTGATAAAAGGTAACGACCAATTATGATGAATATTTATCAGGTAGAGCCTAATAAATGGGTTAGTAATGTACTTATCGAAGCAATTACAGGCTTAACTGAACGACGCATAAAAGAATATAGAATGTATGCATGGCAAGAAGGCATTCATTTTAAACATGCGAGCCCAAAAGGAGCAAACGGTACTACTGCTAAACTTATGTATAACAGAATTGAAATTGACCGTTTTTTTGATAATAACAAGAGAATTTCTTAATTATGTACCCAGAAGGTGTAGAAGTCAGAGGAAATTCTCTTCGCATTTGGTTTATATATAAAGAAACACGTTGTCGAGAAACATTAAAAGGATGGCTGGTAACGTCCAGCAATATAAAAAAAGCTGGTAGGTTACGGGCTGTAATTGTTTCTGAAATATCATCGGGTGAATTTGATTATTACTTACGATTTCCTAACTCCAAAAGAGCACTTCGATTTGGAAATACTAATAATAGCGGCTCATTTACATTATTAAACGATTTAATGCAGCGCTGGTTAATCATAAAAGAAACCGATTACACTCCTGAAACATTAAAAAAATCACGCAATGCACTTCATATTTGCGCCAACCTATTAGGCAAAGATAGAGCAATACTCAATATTACACATGAAGATGCATTAACAATGCGGCGAGACTTATTACATGGAATGACAGCCTATACAAATAGAACCAATAAACAAGGTCGCAGCGCTAACACGGTTAATACTTATGTTACCGTTTGTAATGAGTTTTTTTCATTTGCTATGCGCTCTGGTTTTATTAAAACTAATCCTTTTGATAATGTTGGTCATTTAACCGTTGATAGAGATTCACCTGAACCATTAGAAAGGAAGGAATTTGAACGACTGATATCGCATCAATCCATCAGTGATCAAGCAGCTAATCTATGGACCATTGCTGTTTATACAGGACTACGGCATGGTGAACTCTGCTCACTTGCATGGGAGGATATCGATTTAAAAAATAAAACCATAACGGTCAAACGGAACCTAACCAATCAAAATCGATTTAAAGTTCCCAAAACTCGTGCCGGTGAAAGAACTGTTAACTTGTTATCTCCTGCCATTGCCGCCCTTCAACGACAAAAGGCCATTTCTTTTCTTTATCCAAGTAATGATATCGATATTGCATTACGTCAAAAAGGTAAAAAACGTATTGATAAATGCACGTGGGTATTTATCACTGGCTTATCGAAACATGGAAAAAGTGTTAACTGTGGCTATATCGGTAATGTTGCTATTAATCGGTTATGGCACGACAGTATTAAACGCTCAGGTATACGATCTCGTAATCCCTACCAAACACGCCATACCTATGCTTGTTGGATGCTAAGTCAAGGGGTTAACCCCGCATTTATTGCATCTCAAATGGGGCACAAAGATATGACAATGGTATTGAAAGTTTATGCTACTTGGATGCCTAGTGGAAATGAATCAGAAATAGAAAAAATGGAGCAGGCATTAAAACAGTCGTGTCCCATCTATGCCCCATCTGTGCCCCATTTGAAAAAATGA